TCAGGCCGCTAAGAGAGGGGCGTTTTTCATTGCTGTTTTTACTTTAGGGATGTAGCTTGGATGTAGCACGCCCATTTTAGGATTTGTGGTGGGTTTTTGGCCATCTTTCACGGGTGCCATCTCGAACCATTCATAATCATATGGAATCTGAACGATATGGTTCATATCAAACTTGGTATCAAATGCTAAGCCGCTATCTGAGAAATTAGCATCTGTTTTTTTAACCACGAATTCAGATTTATAAATTTTGTCCGTCTTCTGGCTGGTTCCATATACAACTTTCACCGTATGGTGTTCAGGCGATACCGCATAAACCAAAGCAGGTCGGCTGTAGGGCCCCGGTTCCCCAATCTTGAGATGGGTAGGGAAGCGGCACCAAACAATATCGCCTGGTGTTGGTAGTGGGTTATGCTTTTGTGTGTTGGCCATTTTCGATCCTTAGAACAATGTCATAGTGAAACTCTCCTCCGGCACATCCCGTGATGGTGAAACCTCGCGGATTTTCTGGATTTGAGCTTGGGTTAAAGCTTCTGGGTCTCTTTCGTAATGCGGCAGATATGCATCAGCTAAACTACGCAGAGCCAAATGTGTAACTTCTGTCTTGCTCAGGCCGGTTTTTTGCATTAAAGCATCAAGCGTTTCACTACTTACTCCGGTAGGAGTATCTTGAGTGCGCAGCCTTAGAAGAAAGCTTGCTTGTTTTTCGGCATGTACAGTCATATAAAAATCCTCAGTTAGGTCTTTTTCTGCATTAAATTCCTCTTATATCAATATCATCTATTTTTAAATGTTAATAGATTGATAAATATGGTTTTTATGTATTTTTTTTGCACGAGTTTCATAGTATTTCCCTTTCAAGCATACGCGTTGCTTGTCTACATTTTATACAGTTAATAGAGGTTACAATTAGATGTTAGATACAGTATTTACATTTATAAAATCACAGTTAATGGTCGTTTTATCGACATTTTCATGATATCAAATCTATATCACAGATGTCAAGGGTGATGATATAGATTTGATATCATCACTTTGGGAGACATCCTTTTCAGTCAATATTGGGTGCCTTAATTGTGGGTGTAATTTTGATCTTTCGATCATAAGTAGATACTTGGCTTTCAGTTTTATGTCCTGAAAACAGCTGCTTATCTCTGCTGCTCCCTTCAAAGTCAGAAATGGCCTTTGCCTTGATGTCGTGAAATGTTCCTGGAATCTTTCTACCTAGCGTTTTCTCTGCTTCTTTCTTTGCGTCGTTCCACCAGGTGTTGAACGTTTTCCGGTTGAGCCTGCCTCCAGTCGGACTTGGGATCACATAACCCACTGCTGACCGACTAACTAAATGGATTCTGGCCTTTTCTACTGCTTTGCGAAGGCGAACAGACCACTCCTTAATCTGCTTTTTCCCTGTTTTATTCTGCTCAATGAAAATTCCAAGCTCCATCAGGTCTGACACTTTTAAATCAAACACATCACCCTCACGTGCTGCGCACAAATATGAGATTTCCATTGCTACTTGAATCTCTGTGCGTGCATGCTGATAAATAGCTAGATAGTCCTCATCTGGAATGTATACATCTCTGTCTATGAGCGTAAACTTCCGTATGCCTTTACATGGGTTTCCTTTCACATATCCCCGTTCAAAGCCCCAACCAAAAACCCGCGACATGCTGGATACTTCCTGATTTGCCTGGTTCTTACTGGAAACGCCGCGCTTATCCATATAAATACGAACCTGCTCAATTTTAATGTCGTCTGCTTTCATCTTGCCGAATACCGCCAGTAGCTTCTTCTGGTGTTGGCGATAATCACTCTGGGTACGAGTCGCCAGCTCAGTGAATGTCGGGCTGTCGAGGAACATTCCCCATAGCTTGGCAAATGTCATTACGTCATGGCGCTCAGCTTTTGCTTTTTCGTAATTGGCCCAGAGTTTTGACATACTTGTTTCGCGTATCTTCCCCAAACTAATACTTTTCTTTGTACCTTTTGGTTTCCAGACATAGCTATATTTATTTTTTGTGACCCGAGGCGGAAGTTGTATATCCTTCGGATCTTTACGTGGTCTTCCCATAGATGGCGTCAAAGTTGGGTTCTGTTGCAACATACTCGTCAACCTTTGGCAATTCAGTAATATTAGGTGCCAGACTTCTACGCAGGACAATTGGGCGATTTCTTCTATCCGTAGTAAACGGAATGCCGTGACATCGAAGTTGACGCTGCTGTTCTGTGTACCGTCTGTATCCAGTAATTTCAGCAATTTCCACTGGTGACAGTGTGAGTTCGTACATAGCTATCACCTCAGATAGCCAGCCAGTAAAAGATAACTGGCTGGTGGGCGTAATTCTGAAAATAAAAAATCAGTTTTGAGTCAGTTTTTGCAGCACTCTATTACCCTCAATGAGACGCTGCCAGATTGCAGAAACATACCGGGCCTGGTGTATAGCATCGGCAAGGGCGTTGTGCCGTTCTCCCTCAAATGGGATGGTTTTCTTCGGGTCGATTCCAATTGCTTTACCGAGCTCTACAATTGTTCGAACATCACGATCATTCCAGTATTCCCATGGGTATTCTTCAGCGATGTAATCAAATGAAGAACGCAGAATACAATTATCGAAAGATGCACCATTTCCCCAGACCTGAGCTTTTTTACGACCTCCAGGGATATTTTCGAAAATAAATTCGCCGAACTGGAGTAGGGCATCATGTAGCGGGATAGCATCATCATTCACGATTGCCGAGCGCGCTTCAGAGGACTGCTTAAGCCACCAGATGACGGTTGATGGATCCATTTTGGCGCCCCAATTCACTGAGGATTCCAGGCTTACGACTTTGTAGAAACTTTCCCCGATTGAGCCTGTTGCCGGATCAAATACGACAGCGCCGATAGCGACGATAGGGGCGTCTTGTTTATTCCCCATGGTTTCAAGGTCAACCATGACGTGAACCTTATCTGCTGGTAATTCTTCAATATCATTATGATGACCGGATTCAATATTTACGGTAGTTGTTTCGCTACCAATGTCAGCATTACTTGTACCTGTCTCAGCTGCTGTTTCGCTTTCAGAAATTTCATTAACAACTTCGGTTTCATTACCGAAATTCTCTTCCATCTGCACATCACTGGTGGACTCTGCGGTAGAATTAGTTCTGGTTAGATCTTCTGTAACCCATTTGCCGTCGTTAGGATCGCTGATGCCTTCAATATATTCACCACGGTTAGCGGCTAATATCTGATTTGTTTTGTCCTGCAGATCACCTTGCTCCGGGTTTTCAGGCATTGCGTTTGATGTGCGGATGTTCGCCAGTGCTTCTTCAAGCATTCGCACACGTCTGGCCGGAACCTTAATCCACTTATGCAGTGCCTGTAATGTGAGGTGATGAATTTCGTCATCTGAAATGGAGAGACCACCTACCTCCATAAAATAAAGGTCGAATGAAAGGGATTTGATAAAATTATCCCGTTCGATTTCTAAAAGGTTAAGCAATTCACTTGCTTCTGACAGATCCATTACTGGAGTTTTACCGGAAACAACCAGTTCTACCTGAGGCCTGATTTCAAGTTCGCGCGCCGGCGTATCATCGGCCTGATCATTCGCGCCGGTCATCTTATCTGCATCACTATTGTCAGGTTCTTCAACTTTACGCATTGGCATAGGCATCGAGGAACGGCCGCAGGCGATATCAACAATAAGCTCGTCCGGGTGAGCGTGGTCGGCTTCAGTCATGACACGGTTCAGGTATTCGCGATGTTTCACCGGATCTTTCCACAAACCCTCTGGCGTTGTTTTAACCGTCGCGACATTACAGGCCCGTGAGTAATCGCGACCACCAGGCATGGACATGAAAAGCTCGCGAGTTGCCAGGAACTCAGCGTTTTCCATCTTATTCATCATGCTGTTTGCCTTAATATCGACGTCCAGCGGTGGGCTGTAGATGTCGAACTCCTGGGTACGGGCTATCAATCCCAGGCAGATCTCGAATTCAAGGCCGAGGGGCGTTAACGGAGTCAGGCGATCTGTTGCGTTACCGCCGCCGGCATTCGCGCCGGAGGGCGTGCGAATTACGGCAGAAATACTATTACCAGCAGCCCATTCTTTAGTCAGAATCCCGCGGTCCATGTGCGCCGTTTGAAACCATAATTTGGCAAACTGAACCTGCTTACCAAGCTCATAGCGTTTCCCTTCAGGGAAAACGGTTTTGAATGCCTTGGTGAATTTCCACAGACCGGGAATATCGTATTTCTTAATATCCGGTACATTTTCAGCAGCCAGGATCAGATTCTGTATAGCGTGATTCTCTGTATCCATTTCCATTAAGGAAAGGCGGTCCCGGTGTGGAATGCTAATATGATACACATGGCGTTCGTCGGCCATGTACTGAGCCAGCAGCTGCGTGCGGAATGGCATTTCGGCCAGCTTGAACAGGGCATCTTCATTGTTTGAATAGTCCTCTTCATCATTCTTGCTGGCAGGGGGATTAGCTACCGGTTCATTGCTTACTTCTGGCTCTGCAGGGGCTGGAGCAGCAATTTTTTGCCAGCTCAATCCATCCTCGCCAAGTTCGTAGCGATCACACCAGGTGTCATCCAGCACACCTTCTTCTGGTAGATCATCCACGATGAGCCAGTTAGTGCGGATAGGGAGCTGGTGGTTGGCGCCGCGGCCAACATTAATCTCAGCGTCTTCCAGAATGTCCAGGATACGACGTTCGGCGCGGGAATCTGATTTAGCAGAAAACCAGCAGAAGAGGTTTTTCGCTTCGGTGGCTTTTGCCTTTGCTTTAATGAGATACGCGTAGTTGTTCATTGCGTTTGGGTTCCTTAAGGCTGTAAGATACCCGGGACTGTGAAAGCTCCCTCTGGGTAGTGGTCATTGTCAAAACTCGAATCCGGAAAGCTTTGGTCGGCTAACCGGGGTACTTAACCCGCCTTGCGCGGGTTTTGTGCTTTATGGGCCTTTTTCAGGCTGGTGGTGTTCAGTAGTCATTCTCAAAACCCGAATCAGAAACTTACTGCAGGCTGTTGGTCGTCAGCCGTCTTCAATGCCTTTTTGTATGGCTGGCATGTGCCTTTTACCTTCTGGGCCTCAGCATCGCTGTTACAACTGGTCTCAGATGGATACACGCCTATCAGGACATCAGAGCACTCGCCGGTCAGGGCGCACACGCTGATGACAAGGGCAAACAGCGTATTCATGCTTTAGCCTCAGGGTTCCCTTTCTGGGCTAACAGGTAGCAAAGCTGACGTAGCCTTGCTTCAAACCAGTTCAGTCGTGTTGCCTGGTGGCCAGTCGGTACTCGAGCAAAATCTGTCATATTCATCTCCCGTTTATTGATGGGCAGGGGCTTTGCAGCACGGCGCCGGGTGCCTCCCGGTGGCTGCAGCCAGTTAACAACTGCTGCCGACCTGCTTTTTCCCGCAACATGGAAACCGCCCATGTTTACCTTTTAACTGTGTCGCGTGCGCTTAGCCGCATTCACCGTGGTGCAAAGCAAAATTTGCGATTAGAACTCTGGTACAGTCGTATCAATCCGCTTAACTGAAAGCGCCTCTTTGAACTCTGCAAAACTCAATACTTCGTCGCCTTCTGACAGGCTTTCAAAATATGCTTCGTATTCCTTTTCCATCACTGTTTCCTTCCCTTAAGGCCGGGTCGCCGAACGTTGAAACCTGCTGCGAGTGTTATTGCTGTCATCTCATCCGGTGTTTCGTATGCCGCCGGCAGCTACTACGTGGGCTTCCTGCCTCGATGACTGTTTACCGCTTTGTGTGATTTGGAGTTTCACATGACGTGAATGATAAGTCAATACAAAATGTGAATCTCCAATTACTCATTTTGTGTAACTTTCGGGGGCAGGCACAAAAAAGCCGGCTCGCGGCCGGCTATTCGAAGCTTGTGGATTCAGTCAGGTAGGGTTGTATCTTCCGCGGAGGTACTTTTCAACATACTCATCAATTTCTTTAAGTCTAAGCTCAAAGGTATCAATCATACGTTCTTGTTCTGCTTCGGGTAATTGATTGAATAGCGAAAGAACCCTTTTTTGTTTGTCTGTTAACCAGTTCGCGGGATCGCTTTGTTCACCAAATAAAATCATTACTGGCGTGGTACCTAATGCTTTTGCTAAGGACAAAGCATCATCAACGCCAACATTACGGTTGCCGTACTCATAGTTAGCGACGCGTGACGCTCCAGACCAGCCGCATAATTTTGCTAGCTGCCCCTGGCTCATTCCTTTCTCGGTCCTCAGCGCCTTGATGCGCTCTCCGATTTCTTCAGCAAGTGTCTTCATATCCTCACTTTATCACGAAGAGTGAATATTGGTGATTCACGTTTTGTATTGACATGGATTTCACAACATGTGAATATCGTTTTACACAACAGGAGAACTGTATGAACCAAATTTCACACTTACGGAAAAAAGCCAACATTTCACAGCAAGCCTTAGCTAAGGCGGCTGGTTGGAATCAGCCACGTTTAGCCAACTATGAGAGATCTTTGCGCGTTCCGAGTCTAGCCGATTCTCGCCACATCGTTGCCGCCCTGAATACGCTTGGCGTTAGTTGCACGCTTGATGATGTATTTCCCCCAGAACTCTCAAATTCGAGAGGCAAATAAAAATGCAAACCATCTCTTTTGAAAATCATACCTCGGTGAAGGGTATGCAGCTGAAAACAGAAAATCAGTATTTACCGATGCGCCGAGATCGCATGAAGTGCAGGGCCATTTATACCGCCGTTCAGGAATGGGAGTCCTCATTACCTGGACGTGCGCAAGACCACGTCGCAGAGTTGGTGGCCGAACAGTGGGAAAAGCAAAACGGACGCGGTATCAGCGTCAATAAACAGAATCTGTATCGCTACCTGAAAAACGAGGGCGGCTCAGAGAAGTACACCAGTTATGTCATCCAGCTTTCGGCGGCTATCGCTGATGCAATGCCGTTAGAGATCGCGCGCAAACATGGCCTAAAACGCGGCTTAACTGAAACCGAGCTGGTGGCTAATGCAATCAAAGAATGCAGTGAAGCGCACCAGGCCAAGTTGCTGGGCGCACCTCTGCAGAAGCTAGAGCGTGAAATACGAGAGGCAGCAATTGCACTTTTTAACATGCTTCCTGCAGATGCGGCGGGACCACTACTGGCGAGCATTAGCGCCGTAGCGCCGCAATTTTTTTAATCGAGTTTTTACAATGAGTACCGTACAGAAAATAAGGGGGATTCATGAGCATTGATGCAATGCGATGGGCCAAAAAAGTCAAAACCGGGAAATCTTCTGCGAAGGCAGTTCTGACCTGGCTGGCCGATATGTGCGGGGCTGACCTCTGTGCTTTTCCATCCATTCCTGCGCTGGCTGAAGCAACTGAACTGGATAAGAAAACAGTCCAGTCGAGTCTGCAATATCTGGTCTCGATTGGGCTTATTGAAGATACAGGTGAACGGCGTGGGCGGACTAAACAAATCCCTGTTTACCGGCTTCTTGGTGTGGAAGAAAGCATTGCCGAAGTTGAACACACCCAAAAACGGGAACATTACCAAAAACGGGATCGTTTAAACATACCCGAAAACGGTGTTGTTACATCTGGTAAGGGTACCGAAAACGGGATTGTTTCCTGTATGCAAAACAACCAAACGATCCCGTTTTTTCCGTCAAACGATCCCAAAAACGGGATCCGGAATCTACCAGAGGAACCAAAAGATATAACCCCCACATATAGCGTTCTGGTCGAACCAGTTAAGCCGGGTTATCCGAATCAGCCCGGGATTGCCTTTGGTGCCAGTCAGACTTTCGGGAAGTTTGCGATGCATCAGGACTGGAAACCATCCGCGGAATTTCCCAGACAGGCCACGCTCTGGGGCATGCCGCTAAAGCCGGGGTTAAATCTTCCCGCAGAGCTAAGTAGCTTCATTGCCTACTGGCAGGCCGAAGGAAAAGTATTCCATCAGGTGCAATGGGAACAGAAGTTAGCCCGGCATCTCAACCGGGCGGAAGTCCGCCAGAAAAAACCAGTTAACGGGGGTAGTGCGAATGCAGGAGTTCAACCAGATAACACGAGATCTCGGGCAGTCCAAGAAATTCAGGCAGCCCGAGAACGGTGGGAGCGCGAAAACGGACTTGCTCGCGGCGGAAACTGCATGGCGCCTGTGGACGGTTATGGGGGAAATATTTTCGAACCGGTGGACCCAGAAGAACGGGGCGGCGCCCTCGGATATGTGGATTGCCCAGATTGGATCGATGAGTGATGCCCAGATTACCCTGGTCTGCCGTCAGTGCATGGAGCGCTGCGCCGCGGGTAACACATGGCCACCGGATCTGGCTGAATTCGTAGCGCTGGTTTCGGCGAGTGGAGCCAACCCATTCAACCTGACATCCGAAGCTGTGATGGCTGAATACAAGCGCTGGCGCAATGAGTCTTATCGCTATTCGGGTAGCGACAGATACCCCTGGAAACAGGACGTGCTGTATCACATCTGCGTTGAGATGCGCAGAACTGGAGTTGAGCGAAACCTCACAGAAGGGGAACTAAAAAAACTGGCAGAAAAATTACTCACGAAGTGGACGAAGCATCTGGCTAATGGATTCTCGATCCCACCGATTCGCCGACAGCTTGAAGCGCCGCGACATCCGGCAGGGCCAACACCAGCACAGCTTCTGATGGAAGAGTACAAACGCCGCAAAGCGGCAGGTTTAACCAGGTAAACGAGTTTTGACCATGACCAAAAAAATCAAATCCAGATATCGCAATGAAATAACCGCTTTTGAGTTCCTCAGGGCTAATCCGGATATGACGTCCGGCGAAATAGCTAGAGCAATGGGGCGTAGTGGCAGCTCTGTCAGTGGGCAGGTTAGGCAACTGGCGGGTACCGGACGGATTGTCCAGACGGGCACTAAAAATGGTTCCCCAACGTGGAGAGTAAACGATATGCCGTTTGGTTGCGGTAACCCGATCAGAATGAGGTTCGAACAACTGCTGCAGGCACAACGTTCGAAAGGTAGGGAGTTCGCAGCATGACTGATATTACCCGGTTGTTAGCCAGCCTCAAGCGCCGCTCAGCCCATGCAAAAGAGTTCGGCCACGACGTCCTGTTCGTAAAGTTAAAAGATATTGATGCGCTGGTAGAAGCGTTAGAGACAAAAGAAGATCAGCGTGCAAACTGGTTCCAGATGGCTCAGAAACTGGGGGATGAATTGGATGTTGCTGAAAAGCACGTCGCCGAGCTGGAGTCCCGCACCGTGGCCGCCGAGTCGTTCACCTGCCCGCGATGCGGAAGGACAACAACACATCCGGAAGGGTGGCACTATTGCCATAAGCGGGAGGGTTAGATGGCAGAGCAAACTATTCTCGACATGTGCTGCGGCTCCCGCATGTTCTGGTTCGACAAACAGGATGAGCGCGCAGTATTCAGCGATATTCGCGCCGAGCAGCATATGCTTTGCGACGACCGTAAGCTGGTTATCAATCCTGACATTATCGCCGACTTCCGGGCTTTGCCGTTCGATGACGGTTCTTTCTCTGTAGTTGTATTCGATCCGCCGCATCTTGAGCGCGTTGGCGAAAATGCTTGGATGGGTAAGAAATACGGACGACTGAACAAAGACACCTGGCGCGATGATCTCCGAGCTGGGTTCGCGGAGGCGTTTCGTGTACTGCGGCCACACGGCGTACTCATATTCAAATGGAACGAAACCCAGATACCGGTTAGTCAGATTCTAGCTCTGACAGACGAGAAACCGGCGATCGGCCAGCGCACCGGGAAGAACGATAAAACCCACTGGATCATCTTCGTGAAGGGAACCAACCAATGACCAATAACCAGTTAACAGATGAGCGACTGGCCCAGTTGATTTTCCTCTTCGATGTGGCTCCTAAATCAAAGGCGAATGCAGATGCGCGCGAAGCGATGGTGGAGCTACAGGAACGCCGCAAGGCTGAGGCGGCATGGAGGAAATTTCAGGGCGCAAAAACGGCTGTTTCGCTGGACTATGTTATGGAAAGCTCAAAAGGAAAGATTCTGGGGAATCCGGCCTAGAAGGCCGGATTAAAGATACTGTCATAGAGCAAAGAGCTCACGCTTCAGGTTGTTGTCCATCAGGTTGTTGAACTGGTATGGCTCCAACTGACGCTTTATCTCGTTTAGGTCTTGCTCTGCTTTTCTTGCCAGATTCTGGCTTTCCTGGATCTGGCTTTCCAACATTCTGTTGAGTATTTCCATCTCCGGCTTCAGATTCTTTGGCATTGGTATCTCCCTCTTCGTTATCAGGATCATGGGTGAAGTCCACAACTGTCGGTTTCCCGTAGGTTGCTATGTCACCATTATGAATTTTATCGCAGAATACTGTGTAAAGTGCTTCGGTTAAACCGCTAGGACTCTCCACGCATTTGAACAATTCTTTTGCTTCTTTACGATCAATTACAAAACCATGTGAAGGATAAGAAGCAATCAGTTTACCCAGAGCATTTTCTTTAAGAATGCTTGACTTAGCTGTAAGTCGTTGACCGTAGGTAAAGGCAATACTCATCGCTCTCTGATGCTCACCTAACTTAATCGGATCAATCTGGGCGGCCATCGGTGATACAAGAGCTTCAGTAAGTCTAGTCGCTATATCAGCAGACATTTTAGTACTTATCTGATTTTCTTATCTTATTTTAACAAGATGAGAGTTAAACGCTGAAATAGAGCGATCTTTTAACGCATCTAGAGCAGTCATGATGGCTAAGCCTGAACTCATCTCGCCAATTTCATCATTTTTTTTCAGTTGGATATCTAACGGGCCTAATTCTCCCATATCCCCTATAACAAGCTTATTGGCAGCAATCGCAATCAATGTTCCCGCGCTTTTACATGGACCAACTACTAACAAAGTAACATCGTCGTAGTTGTGTTGTAATGCCCTACCTATACGATAACCTGCATTAGGATCCCCACCATAGGTGGCTAAGCAAAAGATAACATCTTTTCTCAGCCCATGCTTAGCTTTTCGTATCTTTATAGCATTGGTAAGGTCTTGGTAACCATCCCGATGTATATCGCCTGTGTATATATAAACGTCATGATTTTCCACTGTTTTTCCTTCGCTTGTTCTCGAATCTACTCGGCAAACCTCTTCATTTCTGGAGGTTGAGGAACAAGATATCGGATTTCTCCTGAAAAAAATCAATTTTTTTTAAACACCTTGATTAGCTTCAACATTGTTCATCACGCTAATGAGCACTATCTGGCCTCTTTACGTTGTCCCAAGTTGCTTCTCTGGCGAGCTCAGTAATGGTCAAACGGAGATCTCTGTCTTCACATGTTGTGAAAGTGAGTTTGAAAGAAAGGCCGAGTAGGGAATCCTGCTACTCCATGTGGTATTGAGTATTCGCGCTACATCCTCGGCCTGATTCGCTGGGATGTATCTTGTTAGTTGCTTTCCTTTACTCGAGACACTACATATAGATGTTTTAACAATATTGACTGAATCATCTTCAGTTTTTCTTGCTGGACTGCTCAAAATGTTATAGATAAGCGATCCCATAAGATAGTTTATGATCCGACGATGCTCTACAATAAGGTAATAACAAGAAGAATTCACAGCAATGCTGGCATAGCGAGGAGGTTGTATGACTACGTTATTTGCTAAAATTATGTCAACCCCCGGTCGATGGATGCAAAATGTCATCCAGCAGGACATTGAACAATCTAACAACAGTAAAATCACCACTGATGCTAATGGTAACGCAGTCCTGAACATGAACAATAAAGAAGTTCGTGAGTCAATGCAGGCTAGGATGAAAGAACTTGCAGCTAAACGTTAAGGATAAACGATGGGACCACTGGTCATAATGGTTGTGCTTGTATGCGGGTTTTGGTATACGGAGAATCACTATCAATCCCGCATACGTCATGCAAGAACTAATGGCTGGACGTCGTACTTCTATGTTGCAATGCATGGATGTAAATTTGTCGTTCAGGGGTTTGGTTTAGTTCTGGTTTTTTATCTCCTCTTGCTTACTATCAGTCTCCTCCTCTCGATTCCTCACCTGTTTTTCGAAAGTTATAAAGCACTGGATTTTTATTCGTGGCTCACGGATAAACAAATTCTCTCGTATCCTGTATTTTTTGTACTTTCAATGGCTGCTTCATGTTTTATGGCATACGTTGCTGGTGATGTAGCCAGAAAGGCTATTAAAGATGAGTCTGTCAGGCAGGCAGCCTACCGGGAGATGGCCGCTATGGATGGTGTGGAGTCTCTTCTGGTACAGGCTATAGATGAAGACATGCTGGTTTTTGTCACATTAAAATCACGAAAAGTATACATTGGCTATGTCGCAGCACCTCGTATTGAGCATAGCCACACGCAGCATTTAGCTATCATCCCGTATATAAGCGGGTATCGCGATAAAGATACCCTTCGTTACCATGAGCAACATCGTTACTACGAGTTATATCTTGAAAAGGGTATTGCCGCTAACCAGCATGAGAGAGGGCTGAACTTACAGCATTTTCGTCATGTTATACCTATGGACCAGGTTGAAGCTGTTTCATTATTTGATACGGCTACATATGTAACATTTGACAACTACTCAGTACCTGAGAAGACGGGGCAGAATACTGCTTTATGATTTACAAATACTGAAATGGTACGATCGTAACCGGAATTATTTACCTGAACCCGCCAATGGCGGGTTTTGTTTTTTGGGAAAACTTCAAGTTAAACATGGGCATGTGATTAGCAAAAAGTGATATCAAGGGCTTGAACATTTCTCCTAACAGGTATACTGTTTATTTATACAGTATTTGCGTAAGGAGATAATCATGAAAGTGGAAATCACAATTGATCGTCGCAAAAAGCTACCAGAGGGCGCTGTCCCGGCATTAGAGAAGGAGCTGCTGCGGAGGCTTGACCAAAACTTTAACAACTGCAGTTTGATCATTCGCCGAACCGGTACTGATGGTCTGAGTGTGTTTGGTGGGATGGATGGGGACAAAAAGCGAGTGGAGCAAATCCTTCAGGATACCTGGGAAAGTGCTGACGACTGGTTCTATTGAGTAGAGGTCCAGTGGCTGACCTGGTTTATTTTGAGGATTTTGCTGTGGCTAAAAAACAACAAATGCCGAACACCGGCTATGTAGTAATCAGATGCGATGACGGGGTAATTGTTGCCCGTCTCACCTCTTTTCCCGTATGTGAGCGCGCTTTAATGTACCGTCGCGGTGATACTGTTTCGTTTATGCCTCTGCAGCCCGATGAGATCGTGGGGACTCTCTCGCTGTTTTCGCAGATGATTGAAAGAGCAAAGGCCGGAGGGGGTTACCAGATTCCACCGGGCTCTGTTACACTCCCGTCATAGGCCTGAACAACCTATACCTGCTGCGTCACGGAGAGAAACCATGGCGCAAACAAAATTAATATCTGATGCGGAACAGGCTGGCGATCATGTTGATGGTGCCGGTCTTTCTTCATTCCACAATCTGACACCACGACAGCAGGAAGTTTTTGATCTGCTGGTGGCATATATCAATCAGCATGGCTACCCGCCGACCGTTCAGGAACTGGCCGGGCTTCTCGGCGTTAGCTCACCGAATGCTGTCGCTTTGCACCTTCGTGCGTTACATAAAAAAAACTTCATAAAACTATCTCGCGGTGTTTCCCGTGGGATTTCTGTCGTCGGAAGAAAGGAACCATTACTTGCCGTGCAGCTGCTGCAGGAAATGATCGCTGACGCACCTGGGGTGCGTGATCGGGCGCTGGAGTTCCTGCGAGTGTACGAGGCCCGCCCATGAAGAAAAGCTGGTTTCTCCATGAACAACTTTCAGAGTCTCAGGCTCTGGAACTGGCGGAACGCTACCGGAAAAAGAATTGTCCGGTTGAGAAAAGCCTGTCGAGCGACTTTATCTCATGGGAACTCCGTGTGCTGTTGCCGGAATCCAGCAAGCCACCGCGCATTAACAGAACCTACACACAAAAAATGTGGAGGGACTGATGCGCGCATTACTAAATGTTGATGTTGCCCGGCACCTGGGAATTGTGTTGCTTAAACCCGGGAAAGAGTTGATGACTTTATTCAACGGTGGGCGCGTGCTGGTGGAGACTCTGCCAGAAAAAATGAAGGCTCTACCAAGCGGGCGCATTCCTGACGCTGGACAACCTTTACGAGATGATCCTGATATTCGACCATTCTTTATGAAAGAGCGGGTAGTGAGGGCTGCTGGTGGTGTGAATAGTCTCGAATCCTGGTTGCTTACGAGGGTTAAGCATTGCCAGTGGCCACATTCTGATTATCACCATTCAGAGCTGGTAACGTTCCGGCATTCAACCGGGGCAATCGTCGCATGCTGGCATTGTGATAACGAGCTGAAGTACCAGACCGATCAAACCCTTGATAGGCTGGTAGGTATCAATAACGCAGATCTGATAATCGGTGCTGCCCGTATCGCACTGGGATTTGACCCTGAACGCTCTCTGTCACTTGCTGAATTGTGCTGGTGGGCTGTCAGCGTTGGAATAGGGGACGAAATCACAGAAGAGATGGCGCGCCGCTCCCTCCGGCTTAAAGAAGAAGTTTTCCAGTCAGTCTACAAAGAAAGCGAAATCGTCCCATCGGTGCCGGCCACCAGCATTCTTTCCCCGCTTGTTGCTAAGGTTGCCAGACATCCTGAACCACCAGCCCCGGTAAAACCAGAGGTGCCAGTGGTTGTTGATCCCGTGGCACCAGCCACTTTATTCACCAGACCTAAGCGGATCCGCTGGGTGTCAGATGGTTTTATTTCCTGGGTAAAGACTCAGCCATGTATGTGCTGCGGTCAGTCTGCCGACGATGCGCATCACCTTATCGGGTGGGGGCAGGGCGGCGTTGGTACCAAGGCACACGATATTTTTACGATCCCTCTTTGCCGTAAGCATCACCGGACGCTTCATCACGATCCAGTTGCTTTCGAGCGCGAGTACGGCAGTCAGCCGGAATTAATTATTAAATTGCTGGACCGGGCCTATGCGCTCGGCGTTCTGGCGTAAGGAGAAGAGCATGATGACACCACGTCAACGCCGGCTGCAGCGCGCAGGATTAGAAACAGTGGCCGCCGCGCCTCGCAAAAGCTGGTTAGGCCGGTTTACGCCCCTGAATGGCATTCAGTCTGCCTGGATTAAATCGCTACTTACAATATGGGGAGAGAGCATGCGTGGGGGAACAGCTCCCCGAAAGCCCACAGGCCACTCCTGCTGGCGAGGTTTGAAAGGGGACCGCTGGTCAGATAAGGCGCTGGAGCGATTTACTGCAGCGATAGAACAGGCGAGGGAGGAGGGATATCGAGGCCAGCAAGCCTTACACCGAGCACATGCGATTTTATGGCCTCAGCCAGTCATCGGCCTGATAGATTCCGCTATTCATGATGATGATGCCGAATTCGTAGAGCGCTGTGTTCTCGGCGCATTTGAAGCGGCGGATCCGGTTTATCTGGTAGGAGTTAGTTATTACACCACACGCAAAAAAATCTCTGACATAACCCGGGAATTACAGCTGGTGGCCCCGTGGCTAACAGACGGTGAAGCCCGCAAGCGCGTGCGATGGTGCCTGGAAATATTCAGAGCAAAAACATTTCTGTCGGTACGAAAGGGAATTCAGGATGATTAACAAAAAGTGCTATAAATACCTTTTGATGTTGAAAATGGGCCAAAAAATCAGATAATCCATTCATGCTTGGCAGAGCTGCGCCACTCGGCAGCGAAAGAAGCGACAATTTGATTACAACAAAAACCCCGCTCTTGCGGGGTTTTTGCTTTCCGGCGATACGACAGGGGTATTCGCGAGATGCATTGCATCAGTACCCCTGTCATATCGTCGTATATCGCATAATTGATTTGCATCGCCTCACTGTGGCGTAGAGATCTTGGGCAATAGCTCCCCCTGTCATTTGTATAAACAAAAATGTTTATTTTTGCTTGATGGTATAAACAAAAATGTTTATGCTTATCTCAAGTTAAACAGACAGGAGGAGGAAGTGAAGCAAAGCGAGTTGAGACGTTGGCTTGCAGCTCAAGGGGCAGAGTTTAAAGATGGTACTAACCACCTGAAAATCTACCTCAACGGCAAGCAAACGGTAATGCCGAGACATCCGGGGAAGGAAATACCGGAACCGCTGAGGAAGGCAATTCTGAAGCAACTTGGCATCAAATAAAATCCAGCCCTTCGGGGCTGGTACTCGCGGAGATTCACTTAATCGATATGCGATACCCGGTAATTTTTGAACATGATGAAACCGGCTGGGCGGTATTCTTTCCGGATATCCCAGAGGCAATGACGGGCGGAGAGACCAGGGAGGAAGCGTTAGAAATGGCGCAAGATGCCCTGGTAACGGCGTTTGATTTCTACTTCGACGATCGCCGGGAGATTCCCGCGCCATCAGCTGACGGTGAGGCATTTGTTGAGGTTCCGTCCAGCGTAGCGGCGAAGGTATTGCTGCTAAATCGTCTGGTAAGCACCAACACCAGCAATGCTGAACTTGCCCGCATGATTAATACGCGTCCGCAGGAAGTACAGCGCATCGTATCGCTTGGTCACAGCACCAAAATTGATACGATTCAAAAAGCTCTGGCAGCGCTGGGACAGCATATGGAAATTGTCGTTCGTTAATCACCATCTCCCCTAACCAAAAGGTCGCCGCGTTGGCGGCCTTTTTTATTGCCTTCGATATTCATTCTTTCTTACACGTATAGCACCTCAACAGGAGGTGTCGGATGAACAGAACCATGCCTGACAAAATTGCCTCTGCAGTAGGGTATTGCACTTCGGGCGGCCTCATCTGCTGGGGCGGCATTGCCAGATGGGTACATGAGCTCGACTGGAATTTGATTGCGGTCGTCGGCGGCTTCGTGATCGGCTTACTGACTTTCTTTGTGAACTTTTATTTTAAGCGGCGCCAAACCAGAGCATATGAAAAGGCTCTGGCACGAGGCTATGTAACGCCACCACCACAGGATCACTGATATGGCCAACCTGAAAACGAAACTCAGCGCAGCCATGCTGGGATTAATAGCGGCTGGTGCATCCGCCCCAACTTTGATGGATCAGTTCCTGGATGAGAAAGAAGGTAACAGCCTTACCGCTTATCGCGATGGTAGCCAGGGGATCTGGACTATTTGCCGAGGCGCCACGCGAATTGATGGAAAACCCGTCACGCAGGGAATGAAGTTGACCCAGGCCAAATGCGATGAGGTGAATGCTATCGAACGTGATAAGGCGCTGGCGTGGGTTGATCGGAATATCCGCGTACCGTTGACGCCTCCGCAGAAAGTCGGCATTGCTTCATTCTGTCCGTACAACATCGGCCCCGGTAAATGCTTCCCGTCTACGTTCTACCAGCGCATCAACGCCGGCGACCGTAAAGGCGCATGTGAAGCGATTCGCTGGTGGATTAAGGACGGTGGGAAGGATTGCCGCATACGCTCTAATAACTGCTACGGGCAGGTAACTCGCCGGGATCAGGAAAGTGCGCTGACGTGCTGGGGGATTGACCAGTGAATGCAACTTACTTAAAGCCAGCTATCGCCGCGGTGATTATTGCTGGTGCCTTTGTTGCTGGTTTAGCCTGGAGCGATCGGGCATGGGAAAAGCGGTGGGCAGAACGTGATAGCGCCGAATCGGCTCAGGAAGTTAACGCGCAAACCGCCGCTCGGATGATTGAACATGGGCGCTTGATCGCCCGCGATGAGGCCGTACAAGATGCTCAAGCCCAAACCGCTGCAGCGCGCGCTGCTGCCGCTAATCTCTCTGGCACTGTTAACCAGCTGCGCCAGCAGGCAAAACACCTTGCCACCCGCCTGGACGCCGCAAAGCACACCGCGAGTCTCGCCGCTACCGTCAGAAGCAAAACAACCGGCGCCACCGCCGGAATGCTCGCCGACATGCTTGGAGACCTTGCAGAAGAGGCTCGACGATATGCTGCAATCGCTGACGAACGCTACACAGCAGGGATGACCTGCGAGCGGATTTACGAATCGGTGAGAACGTCTATCTCAGCTAAGGAGTAATTTTCCCATCTTCTGGTTACATAAATGCATACATTTGTTAAAATCCTGTGATTAGTTCAGATCTTATAAGAAGCATTCACATGGTGTCATGTGACGAAGTTTTGGACTATGGAAGGGGTGATTGGATGAATTCGGAGTAATTGTGATTATTCACAGCAATTTGGAAGCTTACTTATTCCTGCTACTTAATCTGTGGCCAATATTAATAGTTAATTGTACTGGGATGGCTTTCGCATTTTATGGCGTCCATATGCGTAAAACAGCAATACTGTTAGTGGTACTTGCAATTATGATTGGCGTATTGGGTTGGTTTTATGCCTGATTGTGGAAATAAATTTTCACTATCTGCTACGGTCGCTGATACGGCCTTTTTTATGGAGGGGATGCATCTATTCCATACTGTTTGTGTTGGTGTTGCTGGAAGAAAAATAAAAAAATAGCCCTGCTTTATGGGGGAACAGGGCGAGATGTAATATGAATAAAAACAGTTATCGTTTTGGTCCGAAGTGAAGTTATCACATTTTTCGGATTTTTCAATGCACTGGATACAGCGAGTTTGAAATCCGGATGTTTATTTTGGCAGTCAGCCTTTGAACAGAATTTTCTTATTGCCGTCTCTGGTGAACATCTCACTCTTAGCAGAGGAGTTGATTTAATAAGTAATGTACCCCTACGAATTCTAACTCTTTTCAAACTTTGTAAACTGGGAGAGATAGCGTCCCATTCTTTTGGCCGCATCTGTAGGTAACCCATTTAGCTGATAGATAATACCGTTTTTAATTTGTGGGCTGAGCTGTGTAAACAGAATGGCGTATGCATGGCGCATTGCTTTCAGCTCTTCTCCTAATGCCTCCAGACTGGAGGTATCTACTTCATTTTTAACAGGTACGAATTCTTCTTTCATCATTTTTTCCTTGCACGGAGATATTCAACCATTCCTCCGCTATTGATGTGTTCGTCAGTGTCCCACCACGGACGGGCTGAGAGTTAACCTTACACGCTGCGCTCTATCAGTAACACCCTGATGTTTAACCAGTACCTCGCATACGCGGGGCTTTTCTATACGTGAAGGTACGTGATGCAAAATATCAAGATTGAATACGTTAATGGCGCGCTGGTGGCGCTGGAGCGTGACGGCGTGTCTTACGCGCATCTGCCTGTGTCAGCTATCCATTTCGACCATACGGCTAAGATTTTCCCGCACCTCAAGATTGAGATTGAAGCTGGTGGCGCACCATTCGTACCCGCAGGGCAACCACAACCGGCAGAGCCAGAACATCCTCCAGCTGCTGTAGAAGAAGTGCAGCCAGCAAAAGAAGGTGAGCTCTTGCCGCCGGGTGATAGCGCGCCACGACCGGCGCGTCGTCCCCGTCATCGCAACCGTAACCGCAACCGGAGCCAGTAATGTTTAATCGTAATGATCTGACCCTTTCGCTTTTCTATGCTTCCAGCACGAATGAGGAAGGCGAAAAAGTCGCGACATTGACCGTTCAGGTGAACAATTCCGACATGGTGGCCATGCAGAGCAACAAGCTGCAGTGCATCACTGATAAGGCTGGTAAGAAGGCTTATTCTGTCGGCGAGCAGATGGTCTCCAATGGCTCTGATCCGCTGCTGGTTGCTCTGGAGAGCTACTGGCGCCAGAACACTGAGGCGGTCGTAACCGGGTTACTGGTCGATGTTGGTGACTTCATTGCAGGCCACATCAGCCAGTCCTCAACGTTCCTCGGCTTCAATGGGTTGAAGGTCTTCGAGAATGAACCCCTGCCGGCGCGGATCCCCGAGGATGTGCTGCAAGCCGACGGCGGCGCATCCGCAAGTTGAGCATTCACAGAGGTCATTCTGTGAGTGGCTTCGATGAATAACCATTCAAGCTGTAATGATAACCGTTATCGTTGCGGGTCCTTTCCGGGAGTTCGAGTAGCTACGGGGCGGCGACCTCGCGGATTCTCGCTACATATGAAAATTTCTGAGTTTAAGGCGTTTCCGTTCTTCTTCTGTGTAACTCATTGTTTATTAATTGGTTGGTATATGAGAAGAAAGGAAACCAGGAGTTAGTTTCCTGCCCGGATCACTCAAGATCGTTTCCGTACCCCGTTTTCGCTCAAGGAGTGCGTATGGAGGTGAACAAAAAACAGCTCTCCGATATTTTTGGTGTCAGCGTTCGTACGATCCAGAACTGGCAGGATCAGGGTATGCCGGTTGTACGCGGCGGCGGCAAAGGTAATGAGGTGCTTTACGATTCCGCCGCTGCGATTAAGTGGTTTGCCGAGCGCGATGCTGATATCGAAAACGAAAAGTTGAGAAAGGAAGTGGAAGAGCTCCGTAAGGCTGGTGAATCAGAGCTACAGCCTGGAACGATTGATTATGAGCGCTACCGTCTGACCCGGTCGCAGGCTGATGCCCAGGAGCTAAAAAACGCCAAAAGTTCCGCTGAGGTGGTGGAGACCGCATTCTGCACGTTCGTGCTTTCACGCGTGGCCGGCGAAATAGCCAGTATCCTGGACGGGATCCCCCTGTCGGTGCAGCGGCGGTTTCCTGAGCTGGAGAATCGACACATTGATTTCCTTAAAAAGGACGTAATCAAAGCCATGAACAAGGCAGCTGCGCTGGATGAAATTATACCGGGGTTGCTGAGTGAATATATCGAACAGTCAGATTAAGGGGCTGCAGTCATCCGCACGCGCCGGGCTGCGCTCACTCTATCGCCCGGAGCCGCAAACGGCAGTGGAATGGGCAGACAAAAATTATTACCTGCCGAAAGAGTCGGCATACCAGGAAGGGCGCTGGGTCACGCTGCCTTTTCAGCGCGCGATAATGAATGCGATGGGAAATGACTACATACGGGAAGTGAACGTTGTTAAATCTGCCCGTGTCGGTTACTCAAAGATGCTGCTGGGCGTCTATTCCTATTTTATTGAGCATAAACAGCGAAATTCCCTCATCTGGCTGCCGACCGACGGCGATGCCGAAAACTTTATGAAGTCGCACGTTGAGCCGACGATCCGTGATATTCCAGCATTGCTGGCGCTGGCACCGTGGTATGGGAAAAAGCACCGCAATAACACGCTCAGCATGAAACGATTCTCTAACGGCCGCGGCTTCTGGTGTCTCGGCGGTAAGGCTGCCAAGAACTACCGTGAGAAATCGGTCGATGTTGCCGGTTATGATGAACTGGCGGCATTCGATGAGGACATCGAGAAAGAAGGTTCGCCAACGTTTCTGGGTGATAAGCGAATTGAGGGCTCTGTCTGGCCCAAATCGATCCGCGGCTCTACCCCAAAAATTCGTGGTACCTGCCAGATTGAGCGAGCCGCCAGCGAATCGCAGCATTTTATGCGTTTCCATGTTGCGTGCCCGCATTGCGGGGAAGAGCAATACCTCAAGTTCGGCGATAGGGAAACGCCTTTTGGTTTTAAATGGTCTCCCGGTGAGCCTGCCAGCGTTTTTTACCTGTGCGAGCATAACGGGTGCGTCATTAAGCAACAGGAGCTGGATTTCACTCATGCGCGCTATATCTGCGAGCGAACCGGTATCTGGACGGATGACGGTCTTAACTGGTTCTCTTCCTCGGGTGGCGAAATAGACCCGCCTGACAGTGTGACCTTCCATATCTGGACGGCTTACAGCCCGTTCACCACATGGGTGCAGATTGTTAAAGAGTGGATTAAAACCAAGGGTGATACAGGCAAACGCAAAACTTTCACCAATACCACTCTCGGGGAAACCTGGGAGGCGAAAATTGGTGAACGACCTGATGCCGATCTTATCGAAGAGCGAAAGGAACTCTTTGCTGCCGCAGTGCCGGATCGCGTTGTCTATCTTACTGCCGGAATTGACTCACAGCTTGATCGTTATGAAATGCGAGTCTGGGGTTGGGGACCTGGTGAAGAAAGCTGGCTGGTGGACCGACAGATAATAATGGGGCGTCATGATGACGAGCAGACTCTTCAACGCGTCGATGAGGCGATCAACAAGACCTATAAACGCCGAAATGGCGCGGAGATGAGTATTTCCCGCATCTGCTGGGATATCGGGGGGATTGACCCAACAATCGTTTACAATCGTTCGAAAAAGCATGGTCTTTTTCGCGTAATTCCCATCAAAGGTGCTTCTGTATACGGTAAACCTGTAGCGAATATGCCCCGTAAACGAAATAAAAACGGGGTGTATCTGACGGAGGTTGGTACCGATACGGCGAAGGAGCAGATTTATAACCGATTAACGCTTATTCCGGTTGGTGATGAGCCAATGGCCGGCGCCGTTCATTTTCCTAACAACCCGGAAATCTTCGACCTGACCGAGGCTCAGCAGCTGACAGCAGAGGAGCAGGTTGAAAAATGGGTAAACGGCGAGCGGAAAATACTCTGGGACAGTAAGAAACGTCGTAACGAGGCGCTGGACTGTTTTGTCTACGCGCTGGCAGCTCTGCGGATAAGTGTCTCCCGCTGGCAGCTGAATCTTGAGTCTCTTCTGATAAGCATGCAGGAGGACGAACTTACCTCTAAACCGAAAAAGACCCTGGCGGATTATGCCCGGGCATTAGCCGGAGATGAATAATGGCAACACAGTCTGAACTGGACAGTGCCCGCGCCGCACTTCATGACCTGATGACAGGGAAACGCGTTGCGACGGTACAGAAAGATGGCCGCCGCGTTGAGTTTACTGCCACGTCAGTTGCTGATTTGAAAAAATATATTGCCGAACTTGAAGTTCAGATTGGCATCACCAGTCGCCGGCGCGGGCCAGCAGGATTTTACGCATGAAATTACCAGCACTTGTTGGACCCGACGGTAAAACGTCGCTCCGGGAATATGCCGGATACCATGGTGGGGCTGGTGGCTTTGGTGGCCAGCTGCGCGCGTGGAATCCACCCAGTGAAAGTGGTGATGCCGCACTACTGCCGAACTTCCAGCGTGGAAACGCCCGCGCCGACGATCTTGTTCGTAATAACGGCCTCGCGGCGAATGCGGTACAGCTTCACCAGGATCATATCGTTGGTTCATTTTTCCGTCTTAGCCACCGGCCTGCCTGGCGCTATCTTGGGATCAGCGAAGAGGATGCGCGTGCGTTTGCCCGTGAGTGCGAGGATGCCTGGAAAGAATACGCGGAGGACGACCACTGTTTTATTGATGCCGAACGTAAACGCACGTTCACCATGATGATCCGTGAAGGGGTGGCCATGCACACTTTTAACGGAGAGTTATTTACTCAGGCGACCTGGGATACCAGCGCGAACAGGCTATTTCGAACACAGTTTAAGATGGTCAGTCCTAAGCGGATCAGTAATCCAGGCAATCAGGGCGATACCCGAAATTGCCGGGCAGGGGTAAAGATTAATGATGCTGGTGCCGCCCAGGGTTACTACGTCAGCGAGGATAACTATCCCGGGTGGATGGCTCAGAAGTGGAATTATATTCCGCGTGAACTACCTGGCGGGCGAACGGCCTTTATCCATGTGTTTGAGCCAATGGAAGATGGACAGTCAAGGGGAGCGAATCAGTTTTATAGCGTTATGGAGCAGATGAAAATGCTCGATACGCTGCAAAACACCCAACTGCAAAGCGCCATCGTCAAGGCGATGTATGCCGCCACGATTGAAAGTGAGATGGATACCCAGACAGCGATGGATTTTATCCTCGGTGCGGACAATCCGGAGCAGACGAAAAAACTGACCGGATGGCTTGGGGAAATCGCAACGTATTATGCGGCCGCCCCGGTCAGACTCGGAGGGGCGAAGGTGCCACACCTGATGCCCGGGGATTCACTGAATCTGCAGTCTGCTCAGAATACCGATAATGGGTATTCCGTATTCGAGCAATCGCTCTTACGTTACATCGCCGCGGGGCTTGGCGTTTCTTACGAGCAGTTATCCCGCAACTACTCACAGATGAGTTACTCCACCGCACGCGCGAGCGCCAATGAGTCCTGGGCCTATTTCATGGGCCGGCGCAAATTTATCGCTGCCCGGCAGGCGAGCATGATGTTTTTGTGCTGGCTGGAAGAGGCGATCGTCCGTCGTGTCGTCAGCCTGCCATCCCGCGCCCGTTACAGTTTCCAGGAGGCCAGGACAAGCTGGGCGAACTGCGACTGGATCGGCTCCGGCAGGATGGCGATTGACGGCCTTAAGGAGGTGCAGGAGGCGGTTATGCTGATTGAAGCAGGCCTCAGTACCTATGAAAAAGAGTGCGCGAAGCGCGGCGATGATTATCAGGAAATCTTTGCCCAGCAGGTGCGTGAAACGATGGAACGGCGACAGGCAGGGTTAAGACCGCCTTCGTGGGCAGCTGCGGCGTTCCAGTCTGGTCTGGAGAATTCCGGTAAGGAGGAACAAGATGACGCCCGAGCTGCGTAACCTTCCACATATTGCCAGCCTGGCATTTAACGAACCGCTGCTCCTTGAACCCGCCTATGCGCGGGTTTTCTTTTGCGCGCTGGCAGGCCAACTGGGCATTACCCGCCTGACTGATACCGTATCGGGGACAACCCTGGGCGCCGAGCAAATGGCGGAACCACTGATGCTATTCAGTAACGAGGAGGCCGGGCCACGCCCGGCTCGTAGCTATCAGGTAATGAATGGTATTGCGGTATTACCTGTTGCCGGGACCCTGGTCAATAAAACCCGCTCACTCCAGCCGTATTCCGGCATGACCGGGTACAACGGTGTAATTGCCCGCCTGCAGCAGGCTATCAGCGATCCTGATGTTGATGGTGTTTTGCTGGATATGGATACGCCAGGTGGGATGGTCGCCGGAGCGTTTGACTGCGCCGATATTATTGCCCGGGCCCGCGATATTAAACCCGTCTGGGCGCTGGCGAACGATATGAACTGCAGCGCCGGGCAGCTTATCGCCAGTGCGGCATCACGCCGACTGGTGACACAGACCGCAAGGACGGGATCCATCGGTGTGATGATGGCCCACAGCAATTATGGGCAGGTGCTGAAATCTCAGGGGGTCGAGGTCACGTTGATTTACAGCGGCGACCACAAGGTTGATGGCAACCCTTACGAAAAATTGCCAAAAGATGTTCGTGAAGCTTTTCAGTCCCGTATCGATGCCACCCGGCAGATGTTTGCTGAAAAAGTGGCAGGTTATACGGGAATGTCGGTGAGGGCGGTTCTCGATACTGAGGCGGCGGTCTTCTCCGGGCAGGAGTCCATTGATCATGGGCTGGCGGACGAACTTGTTAACAGTACAGATGCGATCGGCGTAATGCGCAGCGCGCTGGATACCAAAAAGACCATCCATATCGGAGGAACGATGAAGACAACGACGACGAATGCAGCTGCAACCCAACCAGACGCCAATGCCGCACCGGAAGCCAATGGAGCAATTGTAACTGATCCGGCAGCGCCAGCAGCGGCTGCACCCACACCGGATGTAAATGCTCAGGTTGCCGCGGCGGTCTCTGCTGAGAATGCCCGAATTATGGGGATCCTGAACTGTGAGGCCGCAAGCGGTCGGGAGGAACAGGCCCGTGCGCTGGCAGAAACGCCGGGAATGACGGTTGAGCATGCACAACGCATTCTGGCGGCGGCGCCGCAAAGTTCACAGGCCCGAAGCGAAACCGCTCTGGATCGCCTGATGGAAACCGCACCAGAAACGCTGGCGTCCGGAGCACCGGCTGCCAGTGAAACCGATGATTTGATGAATACCCCTGTTTAAGAGGCTCATATGGCTAACACTGAAGAGTTTACACATTACCAGCCGCTGGGTAATAGCGATCCAGCCCACACCGCTTATGGCGCTGGCGCACTGGCAACGGAAACGCCCGCTATGACTCCGTTAATGCTGGAGGCGACGGCGGGAAAACTGGTTGCCTGGGACGGCGAGCATGCCGGCGCTGCATGCGGCATCCTGGCGGTAGCCGCCGACCAGAACAGTACAGAACTTACCTTTTATAAATCCGGCTCCTTCCGTGTTGAAGATATTCACTGGCCGGATGCAGTCACCGACGACGGCATTAAACGTAATGCCTTTGCTGGCACTGCTATCAGCATCGTTTAACCGACTCCTTTACCAATTTCATCATTCATAAAAGCCGCATTTGCGGCTTTTTTTACGGGAAAAATCTATGTCAGTTTATACAACAGCCCAACTGCTGGCGGTCAATGAGAAGAAATTCAAATTCGATCCGCTTTTCCTGCGCATCTTCTTTCGTGAAAGTTATCCCTTTACTACAGAGAAAGTCTACCTGTCGCAAATTCCAGGCCTGGTCAACATGGCGCTGTATGTGTCGCCGATTGTCTCCGGGAAAGTGATTCGCTCTCGTGGCGGCAGCACGTCAGAATTTACACCTGGCTATGTGAAGCCGAAACACGAAGTTAACCCACAAATGACTCTCCGTCGCCTGCCCGATGAAGATCCACAGAAACTGGCAGATCCTGCTTATCGCCGTCGCCGCATCATTCTTCAGAATATGAAAGATGAGGAACTGGCGATTGCACAGGTCGAAGAGAAGCAAGCAATTGAAGCTGTGCTCTATGGGAAATACACCATGAGTGGGGAAGCATTTGAGCCAGTTGAAGTGGATATGGGGCGCAGTGCCGGCAATAACATTATCCAGGCGGGGGCGGCAGCATGGTCTGGTCGTGATAAAAAAACCTATGATCCGACCGATGACATTGAAGCCTATGCGCTAAACGCCAGCGGTACGATCAACATTATCGTGTTCGATCCGAAAGGCTGGGCACTGTTCCGTTCTTTCGATGCCGTTAAGGAGAAGCTGGATACTCGCCGCGGCTCGAATTCTGAACTGGAAACGGCCCTGAAAGACCTGGGTAATGCTGTTTCTTATAAGGGCATGTACGGCGATGTCGCCATTGTGGTTTATGCCGGTCAGCTCGTTGAAAATGACGTCAAAAAAAATGCTCTGCCGGACCTGTCTATGGTACTGGGTAACACCCAGGCCCGTGGTCTGCGCACCTATGGCTGCATCCTTGATGCAGACGCCCAGCGCGAAGGTATTAACGCTTCAACTCGCTACCCAAAAAACTGGGTTCAGTCGGGAGACCCTGCACGTGAATTCACCATGATTCAGTCAGCACCGCTTATGTTGCTGGCTGATCCGGATGAGTTCGTCTCCGTAAAACTGGCCTAACGAGCTGGACCACGGCCCTTCGGGGCCTTTTTTATAAAGAGGTAACAGTGATGACAAAAGAAGAGTTGATAGCCCGTCTGAAAGAGCTGGGCAGTATGCTGAACCGTGAGGTCAGTCTGACCGGATCAAAAGAGGAACTGGCGCTGCGAGTTGCTGAGCTGGAAGAAGAGCTTGGGGATGATATCGACGATGGTGGCGATAGCAATGAAACGGGGACCGGAAATACGGCATCCGGCAGTGAGGAGAAGGATAGCGATGCGCAGGGTAACGCATTAACGCTGGCGCCCCAGGAAACAAAGTTTGCTTCAGATGACCTGGTTGCGGTGAAAACGCTCACGACGTTACACCTCGAAGCATTGCACGCCGTAAAAAATGAAACGTTGAGCCTTGTTTTGCCGGGAACCACCGTTCGTGTCAGCGCCGGGGATGCAGAAGAGCTGATTACACGGGGGCTGGCTGTCGAACTGTAGCGGAGCGGACATGACAGATTTCGATAATGTTTTCGATGCTGCTATATCGCGGGCCGATGAAACGATCCGCTCAACCATGGGGACGGTGGCGCTTATCACCTCGGGCGGGTTTTCCGGGCTGAGTATTTCCGGTGTCTTTGATGATCCAGAAAATATTGGCTATGCGGTTCCCGGTGTGAGAGTGGAGGGCTCAAGCCCTTCTTTTTTCGTGAAATCGACAGATGCCCGCGAGTTACAGCGACTGGATACTCTCACCATTAACGGAATCTCCTACTGGATTGACAGGATTGGTCCGGACGATTGCGGATCCTGCCATCTCTGGCTAGGTAACGGGCATCCCCCCGCAGGAAACCGCCGCCGATAGGAGGTGTAATGGGTATTAAGGGGCTGGAACAAGTCATTGCAAACCTGAATAGCCTTGATCGCAACATGGTACCTAATGCCAGCGCCTGGGCAATCAATCGAGTAGCCAGAACAGCAGTCACCGCTGCAACCCGAAAAGTGGCTAAGGAAACCATTGCAGGGGATAACCGCGTTAAAGGCCTCCCGGTCAAACTGGTTAAACAGAGGGTAAGGGTCAGCAAAGCATCTTCAAATGGCCGAATGAACGCCAGGATAAAGGTCAACCGGGGTAACTTGCCGGCAATCAAACTGGGTGCTGCCCAGGTCCGCTTAACCAGAAAGAAAGGGGCGCTTCTACGGAGAGGGGGTGTCCTGAAGATTGGGAAATATCTTTTCAGAGACGCTTTCATTCAGCAATTAGCCAACGGTCGCTGGCATGTCATGAAGCGTATCGAAGGGAAAAATCGCTACCCCATCGATGTTGTGAAAATCCCACTGGCTGCGCCGCTTACAACTGCTTTCGAAGCGGAAAAGAAACGCATGCTTGATGTGGAGATGCCAAAGCAACTGGCCGCTGCGCTCAAGCAACAACTGAGGTTACACCTTAAACGATGAAACACACCGAAATACGCCAGGCCGTGATCGATGGCCTGGAAAGCATGATAGGGAATAGCGCCATTTTTTTTGATGGTCGTCCGGCTGTCATTGAGGAAGAAGATTTTCCTGCTGTGGCGGTTTATCTGACTGATGCCGAATACACCGGGGAGGAACTGGATGCTGATACCTGGCAGGCCACTTTACATATTGAAGTTTTCCTTCCTGCCCAGGTACCTGATTCCGAACTTGATGAATGGATGGAAACTCGGGTTTACCCGGCAATATCAGGTATCTCCGCGCTGAATGGACTGATTACCGTGATGGTGCAACAGGGCTATGAGTATCAGAGGGATGACAGCCTCGGGCTCTGGAGTTCCGCAGATATGAAATATTCAATTACTTATGACATGTGAGGATTTATGCCAACACCTAATCCACTTGCTCCGGTAAAAGGGGCGGGAACTACACTCTGGTTGTACACGGGGACCGGGGACGCTTATGCAAACCCTTTGTCCGATGCTGACTGGCAACGCCTGGCAAAAATTAAGGAGCTGACGCCGGGTGAGATGACGGCTGAGTCCTACGATGATACCTATCTTGATGATGAAGATGCGGACTGGGCCGCTACCGCCCAGGGGGCAAAATCGGCAGGTGATACATCATTAACGCTGGCCTGGAAACCGGGAGAGGATGGTCAAAAATCGCTGGTGGCCTGGTTTGTCGATGGCTCTGTACGGGCGTACAAAATTAAGTATCCGAATGGCACCGTGGATGTGTTCAAAGGTTGGTGCAGTAGCCTGGGTAAAGCCATCCCCGCGAAGGAAGTGATCACGCGTACCGCAAAAATCACCAATACCGGGAAACCGGAACTGGCGGAAGAAAGCGGCAACCCGCCGATCGCAGTGACCGGCATTAAACTCGACAAGGCAACGGCCAGCGTAGCCGTCGGCGCAACCATAACGCTAAACGTCACCTTCCTGCCTGCCAGTGCATCGGAACAGTCTTTCCGTGCGGCGACCTCTGATAGCGCGAAGGCGACTGTGGCCGTGAGTGGTAAATCTCTGATTGTCACCGGCGTGGCGGCTGGCGCGGCCGACATTATTGTCATGAGCAATGACGGTAATTTTGTGGCGACCTGCAAGACCACCGTGACTGCGTCCTGAGGATAAAGGCATGAGCATGTTTTTGAAGAAAGACGAATTTACCCATAACGGCGCTACGGTGACGATCACTGAATTATCGGCACTGCAGCGCATTACTTATCTCGAATATCTGGCCGCAGAAGAAAAAGCCTTATCCGCCATTTCTGATGACGTGGATGACCAGACAATGTCCGCCGGGCTGGTCAGCATGAGTATTCGCGCAGGCGCGCGCCTGATTGCGCTCTCGCTCTGGCATAACGATCCGAAGGGTCCATCTGAAGAGGAACTCCACCAGCAGGTGATGAGTACCTGGCCGGCGGAAGCGATTGGCAAAGCGGAAATGCAGATCAAGCTGCTCTCCGGCATGCTGGCGCCTGTTGCCGAAGAAGAGCAATCCACGGATGAAGATATTGATGCCACCGCGCTGGGTGATGAACCTGTTACTGCGGAAAAGCCCTAGCCAGCGAGCTTGATTTTGTCCTGAAACTGGCGCGTGAGTTCGGGCGGCCCGACTGGCGCGCCATGCTTGCTGGCATGACGTCCTCCGAGCTGGGCGACTGGCATCACTTTTACCGGGAGCGTTATTTCCAGGACGCGCAACTCGATGCCCATTTCTCCGGGCTGCTATACACCATTTCAACCTTCTTATACCGGGATCCGGATCTCACCCCTGCACACTTCAGCTTGCTGTCCCCGTCTGCTGAGGTAGCAGCGGATAATGTGCAGGACGATGACGCCATGATGCTGGCCGCAGAGGGAATAACAGGAGGCACCAGATATGGCCCAGCAGATTAGCGACCTTGTCATTAACCTGGATGTCGACAGCGCCACATTTACCGAACAGATCGCCAGGATTAAGGGGCAACTGTCCGGTATGGCGGATGAATCGGACAAAGTGCAGACGCGCATGCGTAGTGCGGCAGAGGCGCAAATCAGCGCGCTGAAAACCACCAGCGCCGCCAGCGCAGGGGCTGTGTCTGATATGCAGAAGCGACAGGCGGATGCCGCCGCCGGGCTTCAGAGCGAACTGCAGCGGGTCTCCAAATCGGTCGATGAGACTTACCAGCGCGTCACCGGATTAAACCAGCGTTATCGTGAGAACGACGCGCAGGCTGAGGCGCTGGCGCGGCGGCAGGATGCGCTGGCGGAATCGTTCTTTCGGCAGATAGATGGCGTTCGATCCCTCAGTGGAGAAACACGGTCGCTGGCCAGTGTCCAGGAACAATTCCGCAAGGCCCGCGCACAGGGAAACATCACCCAGGGTGATTATCTCTCCCTGATTTCCCGCACCACGGCGCGGCAGAAAGAGCTTCAGCAGGTTGAGGAAAAAGCGAACCAGGCGCGCGAGAAATTTCTTCGCCAGCTGAAGGCGCAGGTTGTCGAGCAAAAGCTATCTGGTACAGAGCTCCTGAGAATGAAAGCGGCGCAGGTGGGCGCCGGCGATGCCGCTGAAGTTTATATCCGCAAACTGGAAGCAGCTAAGGTCGCCACGCACAGCCTTGGTCTCGAGAGCGCTGGCGCACGTCGGGAACTTGGCGTGCTGGCGGGGGAATTATTGCGTGGTAATTTCGGCGCGTTGCGTGGCTCCGGGATAACCCTGGCGAACCAGGCCGGGTGGCTCGAAAAAATGATGACGCTACGCGGACTGGGGATCGCCGGCGTTGTCGGTGGCATTGCGGCATCCGTCGTTCTGCTGGGAAAGGCATGGTTCGAGGGCGGGAAGGAAGCCGAGGAGTTTAACAAACAGCTCATTCTCACCGGGAACTATGCCGGGAAAACCTCGGGACAACTGCAGGCGCTGGCACGGAACATCTCAGGAAATGGAGTCACTCAGCACGCCGCGGCAGCCGTATTAGCGCAGGTTGTCGGAAGTGGGGCATTCGGTGGAGCCGACGTCGAGCGTGTTGCCAATGTGGCTGCAAGGCTCCAGCAGGTGACCGGCCAGGCGGTGGATGAAACTATTAACCAGTTCAAACGGCTGAAAGAGGATCCGGTTAATGCGGTTGCAACGCTGAATGAGTCGCTGCATTTTCTGACCGCAAGCCAGTTTGAACAGATTTCATCTGCGCAGGCAATGGGGGATTCGCAGCGGGCTGCCGAACTTGCGATGCGCGCCTATTCCGACAGTGTTATCCAGCGTGCGAATGCGGTGAAGGAAAATCTGGGGACACTTGAAACCGCGTGGAACTGGGTGAAAAATGCCGCCAGCGGCGCCTGGGATGCCATGATGGGTATTGGTCGCAATCCTGATACGGCCATGAAGCGGCAGGGTGCTTTTGCTGATTGGCAGGCTGCGGAAAAAGAACGCAGGGCGCTGGAAGCCAACTTAAAGGTCGATCCCAACTACTCCGGTAATAATCCGTTAATCAAAGCCGATGCCGAACGTTTACGTAATGCCACTCAACGGGAAGCGCTGGCAAAACAAACGTTTGACGAAATTGACAAAGCGTACGCTAAGGAGGGGTTAGCCGCGGCGCGCGAGAAGCTGCGCAATGACCAGCAGCAGCAGGCAATAAGGAATCAGCAGCAGTTTAACCAGCTTCTTGACGCTGGCCTGAAACCTGCCGAGCGGCGGGCCCGCGCTCAGGAAGAATTTAATAAGCTGGTTGCGAAAAATAAACAGGATGCCATCGATGGGATTGCTACCCGCTGGACGGACAGCGATATCGCGAAAATCCGCGCAGGTATCGATAGCAAATACAAAGATCCGAAAACGCCGAAAGGCAGGCAATATACTACGCCCGCTGGCAGTAAAGCTGAGGAAGGGGCGCAGGCGGAGCTGCTGACGCTACAGGCGCAGCTTAAAACCCTGCAGCAGCATACCGACGTTAACGATGTGATCAGTAAGCAGCGCCGTGACCTCTGGCATACGGAAAACCAGTATGCCGTTTTACAGGAGGCCGCCGGCCGCCGCCAGTTGTCCACGCAGGAAAAATCCCTGCTGGCCCACAAAAACGAAACGCTGGAATACAAACGCCAGCTGGCCGATCTCGGTGATAAGGTCGTCCGGCAGCAGAAGCTGAATAATCTGGCTGATCAGGCCAATAAATTCGCGCAGCAGCAGAGTGCGGTCCGGGCGGGGATCAAGGCTCAGGCCGAGGGGCTTTCTGGCAGGGAGTCGAACAGAAGGAGCACGCTTGAAAAGCTGAGTGAAACGTACGCCTTCAATCCTGATGCGCAGCGGAAGGTGCTGGCGGAACAGCAAGCCACCTATGAAGCTGAGGATGCATTACGTGGTAACTGGCTGGCCGGCGCCAAACAGGGCTGGGCGGAGTATCAGGATTCCGCGACTAATGTATTTTCCTCTGTTCAACAAATATCCCAGGCCACCTTCGGGGGGCTGGTCAATCAGCTGACGTTGCTCAATACCACCGGCAAAGCGAGTTTTAAGGAATTCACGACATCCATTCTGAAGATGATCGCTCAGGTCATTGATCAGCTTATTGTGGCCTACACCTTTCAGGCTGCGATGGGGTGGATCAGCGGCGGGAGCAGTTCTTCAAATTCTGGTCAGTCTTTTGCCGTTCCTTCCTATCGTCCCTCTGGCTTTGATGGGGGCGGTTATACCGGGCATGGTGGTAAGTACGAGCCCGCCGGGGTTGTTCACCGCGGCGAGTTCGTTTTCACCAAAGAGGCAACCAGCCGCATCGGCGTGAGTAATCTTTACCGGATGATGCGCGGTTATGCCTCCGGCGGGTATGTCGGCAACGCTTCCAGTCCAGCAAGTGTGTCCCCTGGCGGTGTAATGGTCCATATGGGCGGCGTCTATATCAGTAGTGGCAACGAACAGCAGTCTACGCAGCGGTCAGCGATTGACAGTAACGGTATCCTCAAGCAACTGAAACCCGCCATCATTAGTGTCGTCAGTGAACAGGCCCAACGGCCCGGCACGCCACTCTGGAAGGCAATAAAAGAAGGGCGTTAATACCAGAAGCCGCTTTGCGGCTTTTTTACTGGCGGAGATAAAGGCTATTTATGACTATTGAAACATTTTCCTGGCGAATTCAGGCCGCCAGTCAGCCGGCGACAACGAGTAAGGATAATATTCGCAAGGCGCAATTTGGCGATGGATATGCGCAGGTTTCAGGGGAGGGAATAAACCCGGAAACCTTAAATTATGCATTTTCATTTACCGGAGATCTGCAAACCGGCCTGGATATTTATAAATTCCTGCGACGGCATAAAACTAAATCCTTTGCCTTTAAACCACCGTATGACGAGTTAGCGCTATGGCGGGTTCAGGCTGACAGCCTGCAAAAAGCCATTCTGAATAGCAAAGTCATGACAGTCACCGCAACATTTGAACAGGCATTCGTACCATGAGTCTTCACGCTGATTATCAAAAACTGGAGCCGGGAGATGAAATCCGGCTTTTCGAAATTGACGGAAGTGCTTTTAATATGGGGGATATTTTATATTTCCACGGATATAACATTCCCCATACTGAAGCGGAAATTTTAGCCGCTGGTGGCGATGAATCAAAATTGCCCGCTAAAAGTATCTGGTGGCAGGGCACCGAATATAAAGCGTGGCCGTGTGAATTAGAGGGGATCGAATCCTCGACTTCAGGAAGCGACGCGCAGCCGACACTGAGGGTGGGCAACATTGATGGTTCGATTTCCGCGTTGTGTTTGCATTATGACGATTTGGCGATGGCTCGGGTCATTATCCATGAGACACAAAAGCAGTATCTGGATGCGCGAAATTTCCCTGCGGGTAATGCCACCGCGGATCCAACGCAGGAAAAACGGCACCTCTATTTTATCGACACCAAAAGTCTTGAAACCGATGAAACGGTGGAGTTCGCGCTCGATAGCCCGATGGGGTTGCAGGGGAAATTGATCCCTACTCGTCAGTATCATTCGGTTTGTACCTGGTGTATTCGCAATAAATACCGTAGTGGCGATGGTTGCGATTATGCCGGGACAAAGTATTTCGACAAGAATAACAAGCCGGTTGATGATCCATCGAAGGACGTCTGCAACGGAACACTCACTGCCTGCAAACTGCGTTTTGGTGAGCATAACGAACTACCGTTTGGCGGGTTCCCCGGCACGTCGCTGATAAGGAGCTGATATGCGCCAAAAAACGATTGAGGCGATACAGGTTCATGCTGCAGCTGATTACCCCCGTGAAGCGTGCGGTTTGATTGCCCAAAAGGGGCGAGTAGAGCGATACTTTCCCTGCAGAAACCTGGCTAGCGAGTCAAATGATAATTTTGTACTGGCGCCGGAGGATTACGCAGCAGTAGAGGACTGGGGGACGATTATCGGCATTGTTCACAGCCATCCTGATGCGACCACGCAACCCAGCGAACTGGATAAGGCGCAGTGCGATGCAACGCTGCTCCCGTGGCATATTATCAGCTGGCCGGAAGGCGATCTTCGTACCATCCACCCACGCGGAGAATTGCCTCTCCTTGAGCGCCCGTTCGTACTTGGTCATTATGATTGCTGGGGGCTGGTAATGAGCTATTTCCGACAGACTCACGGCATCGAGCTGCACGATTACCGCGTTGATTACCCCTGGTGGGAAAACGACTATCCCGAAAACTTCTACCACGATTGCTGGTATGAATGCGGGTTTCGTGAATTTGAAGGTACACCGCAGCCGGGTGATATGGTGATCATGCAGGTGCAGTCGGACAAATGGAACCATGCCGGGGTTTTGCTGGAAGGTAACATGCTGCTGCACCACCTTTATGGCCATCTCAGCCAGCGCGTGCCGTATGGTGGTTACTGGTTAGACAGGACGATGAAAATCGTCCGATATCATTCTCTGTGTTAATCTTTTGTGGAATTTAACTAAAAACAAAAGGGACACCGAGATGAAAAAAATAGCTCTGGTATTAACTCTGTTGACTATGACCGGGTGTGCAACGGAAGCTGTTTTGCCTAGTCAAGCTAAGCAAACCCCATCTGAAAGGTTGCTGAAATACCAGGAACAGTCGAAGGAAACTAAATCAGTTCTAATAGTCGTTCGAGATAAAGGTTTTCTCGGCAGCGGTTGCTATACAGGTGTATACCTAAACGATGAAAAATCAGCGATCTTAAATCCAGGGGAAAAGGCGACGTTTTATCTGCGTTCAGGCGAATGGAATGTTGCTATAAAGGGGGAAGGTAAAATGTGTATTGCTGACTCAGTTCCTGTGGGGCGTGATATAAATATAAAAGATGGCGAAACAAAAGCAGTAAGGTTATTTACCGACCCTTCAGGTAATGTAGATGTAAAACCATTGCCCCTGAAATGATAGACGTAAATAAACCCGCGCAATGCGGGTTTATATCTGGAGGTAATATGAAGGAAATGAAAACTCAAATAGAATTGAGCGGAATTCTTGGTAAAACTTTTGGTACTTCCCATGAACGTATCATTACTACGGTAGGGGAATCTATTCAGGCTTTATGCTGTACAATAGAAGGGTTTGAAAAGTTCCTAAGCAATAGCAAAGAAAAAGGCCTAACCTTTGCTGTGTTTAAAGGTAAGAAAAATATTGGTAAAGATGACTTGGGCTTTCCAGTTAGTGGAGAAGTTATCCGAATTGTTCCGGTTGTTATTGGAAGTAAAAAAGCAGGTATTCTTCAAACAATTTTAGGTGCAGCACTCGTAGTCGCTGGTGTGCTTGTTACGGGGCTCTCATATGGATGGGCGGCTCCAGTAGGGCAAGCGATGATTGGCGCTGGTATAGGTATGGGGTTAGGCGGTGTAGTTCAGATGCTCTCCCCTCAGCCCGGAGGCCTTGCCCGTAAAGAATCCCCAGATAATAAAGCCAGCTATGCCTTTGGCGGTGTAACTAATACCGCCTCACAGGGTTATCCCGTTGGTTTGCTTTATGGTAAGCGGCGAATTGGCGGCGCGATTATTTCCGCCGGTATCTATGTCGAAGACCAGCAATAAATATATTCAGTAAGTAATTCCCTCCAATTCAGGCCACCTTGCGGTGGCTTTTTTTATGGGCGCAATATGGCAAATAACATAATTAAAGGGCGCAAGGGTGGCAGCTCTAAACAGCGCACGCCGACGGAACAGCCGGACGATTTACAGTCTGTAGCAAAAGCCAAAGTTCTTATCGCATTGGGTGAGGGGGAGTTTGCGGGTAGTCTAACCGGGAAAGATATTTATCTCGACGGTACCCCTCTTGAGAATGCCGATGGTTCGCAAAACTTCAGTGGTGTGGCCTGGGAATTCCGACCTGGGACACAGGCACAAAGTTATATCCAGGGTATTCCCGGTACTGAAAATGAAATTTCCGTAGGGACGGAGGTTTCCAGTGAGACCGCATGGACCCACACATTCACCAATACCCAGCTTTCTGCCGTTCGCGTCCGCCTGAAATGGCCGTCCCTGTTGAAACAGGAAGATGATAACGGTGTGGTGGGTAATACCGTCAAGTATGCGATTGACCTGCAGACCGACGGTGGCACCTGGCAGACGGTGCTGGAAACCGCTGTCACGGGTAAAACCACTTCCGGGTATGAGCGTAGCCACCGTATCGATTTACCGCAGTCAGGCAGCACCTGGACGTTGCGGCTTCGCAAGGTCACGCCGGACGCGAACAGCGCCAGAATCGGCGACATAATGACGCTGCAGAGTTACACCGAGGTTATTGACGCGAAACTGCGTTATCCACACACCGCGCTGCTGTACATCGAATTCGACTCCAGCCAGTTCAATGGTTCTATCCCGCAAATCTCCTGCGAGCCGCGCGGGCGTGTTATCCGTGTCCCGGATAACTACAACCCGGAAACGCGCGAATATACCGGCACATGGACAGGGGGCTTCAAATGGGCATGGACTGATAACCCGGCGTGGATTTATTACGACATTGTTGTCTCTGATCGTTTCGGTCTTGGCGATCGTCTGACCAGCGCGAATATCTCCAAATGGGCGCTTTACCCGATTGCGCAGTATTGCGATCAGTTGGTTCCCGATGGCAGGGGCGGCGCTGGCATGGAGCCTCGTTATATCTGCAATGTATATGTTCAGGAGCGTAACGACGCCTACACCGTACTGCGTGATTTTGCCGCTATTTTCCGGGGGATGACTTGCTGGAGTGGTGAACAGATCATCGTGCAGGCCGATATGCCGCGTGATGTCGATTTCAACTATACGCGCGCAAATATTATCGGTAGCCCGCGGTATTCCAGCAGCACCAGTAAGTCGCGGTACACTAATGCCCTGGTTTCGTGGTCTGACCCGGATAACGCCTATGCCGATGCGATGGAACCCGCATTTATCCCGGAACTGGTTTCCCGTTACAGCTTTAATCAGTTGGAAGTCACGGCCATTGGATGTACACGGCAGAGTGAAGCCCATCGTAAAGGGTTATGGGCCATTCTGACCAACAACAAGGACCGCATGGTCGAAATTGATGTTGGTCTTGACGGCAGGATCCCACAGCCGGGTTACATCATTGGGCTGGGCGACGAACGGCTGGCCGGGCGGGTTAATGGTGGTCGTATCAGCGCGGTGAATGGGCGCGTCATCACGCTCGACCGTGATATCGATGCAAAAGAGGGCGACCGCCTGCATCTGAATCTGCCGTCGGGTATCTCACAGGCCCGGACCATTCAGTCGGTGAACGGTCGTCGGCAGGTGACGGTCACAACGGCATACAGCGAGACACCAGAGGCGGAGTGCGTCTGGATCGTCGAATATACCGACCTGGTGCCGCAGCAGTACCGCGTTATCGGTGTGAAGGACAACAATAACGGCACGCTCACCATCACCGGCGTGGCTCACGACCCGGATAAATTTGCGCATATCGATACCGGCGCGATCATCGACCAGCGCCCGATTAGTGTTATCCCGCCAGGCAACCAGGCTCCGCCAGATGGCATCCTCCTGACGTCCTTCTCCGTGGTGAATCAGGGGATCAGCGTCGAAACCCTGCAGGCCAATTGGGACGCGGTACAAAACGCTATCGCCTATGAGGCTCAGTGGCGCCGCAATGACGGCAACTGGATTAATGTGCCGCGCAGCTCGACCACGTCATTTGAGGTCAGCGGCATTTATGCCGGTCGCTATCTGGTGCGAGTCCGTGCGATCAACGCGGCGGAAATTTCCAGTGGCTGGGCGTACTCGGAAGAGAAAACCCTGACCGGGAAAGTCGGCGAGCCGCTGCCGCCGCTGGCGCTGACGACCGTTTCACTGACCGCGGGTATCGAAATTCGCTGGGAATTCCCTGAAGGTGCAGAGGACACCCAGCGAACCGAACTGCAGTACAGCCCGGACCAGAGTGGGAACGGCGCGATGCCGCTGACCGATTTAGCGTATCCGGGCAAACAGTATCAGCAGATGGGTCTGCAGATTGCCACGCAGTTCTGGTACCGCGCGCGCCTGGTTGACCGCCTGGGCAATGCCTCGCCGTGGACCGGTTGGGTGCAGGGTATGTCCAGCGACAACGTTAATGATTATTACCAGCAGCTCGACGATGCGCTGAAAGGCTCGGATACATACGAGGAACTGAACAAAGGCATCCAGGACAACAGCGCTGCTGCCGACGCCGCGCAACAGGCTGCGGACGCCGCCCAGGGAACCGCTGACCAGGCGGCGAAGGATGTCGCCGCGCAGGGGGCCATTGTCACGCAGCAGGGCAAGGACCTGGCTGCCAACATCGCCAAAACTAACGACACGACCAACAAGCTGGCGCAGGAAGTGAAAGACCGCGCTGCAGGTGATACCGCCACGGCGCAGAAAGCGGCCAGCGATACCGCTGCAGCGGTGGCGAAAGCCGAAACGGACGATGCCGCCGTGGCGAAGCAGGCCGCCGATAACCTGCTGAGTGCTAAACGTGAAGTTGAAGCGGCGATTGAGACGACGAACGTCACCATGCAGGACGGCTTTGACAGCCTGGCGCAGCAGATGGCGTCGATTTCAGCCGGTACCGGCGAGCAGTTCGACAGCCTCAAAATCTGGTATTTCGACAAGGACAACGAGGGGTGGAGTTCTGACGACGGCGGCACAAAACCGCTACCGGTAACTGATGAAGGGTGGCTCCTTCCTGCGGATGCCATTTCGACCATGCGCAGCCCATCCGGCGCTGGTACGCTGATTGACGGCAGCGCCTATAAGTACCTCCGCCTACGTATCAAGAAAGTCGGCAACCCGGCCTGGGGCGGTCGGCTTTACTGGATTGGCGCTGATGAAACCGGCTGGACCGAGGGACGCCGTCTGGTACTGCCCGTACCAGATTTTGACCCGGCCACCGGCATCAGCACTATCGCGATCCCGGATATCCCGTGGCAGGCCTCCGGCACTATCCGTCGCATGCGTCTCGACTTCTCACAGGGTGGAGCGGCTGACGCAGATAACTATTATGCCGTTGACTGGCTGGCCGTTGGGCGCCCGACCCCTGGTGCATCGCAGGCGCAGATTCAGGACCTGAAAACGGCGATGACTGCTGCCGACTCAGCTGAGGCAATGGAGCGTAACCAGCTGGCTGTGCAGCTGCGCGGCAACGAGGAAGGGACAGACCCGAATAAACTGGTTTCTGGCCTGCTTTTCGAAGAGCGGAAAATCCGCGTGACGGCGGAGAAGGCCATCGGCTCCCGCGTGGATACGTTGCGCGTTGATTATGATAAATCCACGGCAGCGGCGACCCAGCGCATGGATACGCTGGCGAGCGACCTGCAGTCGACTGCCTCGAAAACGGATCAGGTTGCAGCGGACCTTGTTTCAGCGAACGGCGTCATTGCTGGCCATACGCTGGCCATCCAGAAAATCGAGGGTGACGTCCAGACTATCGACGGCAAAGTTCAGGCCAACGCCAGCCAGATTGCCGGGGTGGAATCGAAGGTCGATAACATCCGAATCGGCGGCGTAAACCTGATACCCAACTCCGGGGAACTGACCGGCAAATCGCCATCTGCAACCGAACGATACCGGGGTAACGCGGTTCGCATCCTGACGCGTGCCGCCGGAGCGACTGATTTTGCCGTCCTCGACTACACGCTGGCCGCGCCGGTTGACGGTACCGAGTATGTTCTGTCGTTCTATGCGAAAGCGAAGACGGACAAGACGCCGGTTCGTTGTTTCCTGAATACGCCGGATGCCACTATCCGCGCTGAAACCAGCCAGGGCGTTATTGTGGAGCGTCCAGCCGGGTATAACGGCGATGTGACCGTGACGCTCTCCACGTCCTGGAGCCGCTATTGGGTTAAATACAAACGCAAACCTGGCTTGTCCGGGACGGCGTATCTCGTTGTGGCCAGACTCGACGGCGCAGCTGCAGCGCGCGAAGCGTGGATCAGCTCTCCGATGTTTGAATCCGGCAATATTGTGAGCGACTGGAGCCAGGCACCGGCAGACAGCGCCAGCTCGGATGCCGTCCAGCAACTGACGACCCGCGTCACGACTGCCGAGAATACGCTGGCCACCACGGCGCAGCAGACGACGGCGCTTAAGTCACAGATTACGACCGGCAACCTCCTGCTGAATGGCGACCTGATTAATAAAGCGGATAACTGGCAACTGTCCGGCACCGGCGCGGGTGCTCCGGTCTATGACGCGGTGATGAAAGGTCTCACTACGACCGAGCCGGCGATGCGGATCGCCAACGGAACAAAAATCCCGGTTGAAGCCGGTCAGGTACTGACGCTCACCTTCGGATTCAAGACGGACGACGCAACGATCAGCATCGGGACCCAGAATTTTACGATGGGCCTGATTGAGAATTGGGGGAATCCGACTAACTGGCTTGTCCAGGACAACACCTGGTTTGCGGGTATCACCACCGGCTACCAGACCCGCACGCTGACGTTCACGATCCCGAATGACTTCAAAGGGAGATGGTGTTACCTGCGCATGGCCTGCGGAGGATGGACGCCGTCAACCGCTCGCGTTTACCTGCAGGGCTTCATGCTGACCGCCTCAAACGGTATCGCTGGTAAAGCCGATGCATCAGCAGTGCAGGACCTGCAGTCGCAGGTCACGAAGAACGGTGACGACATTGCCACCAACGCCAGCGCGATCACCAGCCTGGGTGGGCGTATTGATGCCACCAATGCCGAGGTGGCGAAGAAAGCCACCACCGCCGCGCTGGATAGCCTGAAGGCCACCGTCACGCAGCAGGGTAAAGATATTGCTGCGAACGTTGCTGCGACGACGAGCCTGTCAGCAGATCTTTCTGCGATGAAGCAGGATGCAGACAACAAGCTGGCCGGAAACCTAATCCCGAATGGTGGGTTTGAGCGTGGCCTTGATAATTGGGTGACAGGTTCAACGACCGATGTTCGTGTGGATACAGCCCAACAACCCAGCTCAGGTAAAAAAATTCTTTACCTCAAAGCTCACAATGATCAGCTGGATGAGGTACGCAATACCACGATGGTGACGGTCGTCGCTGGCCGGACGTATAAGTTTGGAGGCTTCGCTCGAGCGAAAGACGGGACGGCTATCGTTACTGGCTCCGAGCAAAGTAACAAATTCCGGTTTGCGTTTAATGACAATTCGCAGATTCAGGAAGCCCGTATTGACCCAACAAAACTGCAGACTGGTTCTGTCTGGACAGAGGTATTTGCTAAGTGGAAGGCGAATAAATCGGGCGTTATGCAGATGAGCGTTATGGCTCGCCTTGCCTCCGGGGAGCTCTATATCGATGACATGTTCGTCATTGATATTACCGACCAGGAAAATATTAACGCGAACGCGACAGCGTTGACCAACCTGCAGACAACCGTCTCCCAGCAGGGCGATACGATTACCAGCCAGGGTAAATCGCTAACGCAACTGACCGGCAGAATCGATACCGTTAACACAGACCTGGGGAAACGAATCGACCAGAAGGCCGATAGCTCGACAGTACAGGACCTCAGCGCCACCGTGACCAAGCAGGGCCAGGATATTACGGCGGCGAACCAGGCCATCACCAGCCTGAAAGGACGCGTAGCGACGGTTGAGGAAGGGCTGGCCAAAGCGGCCACCGCCGATGCCGTGAGCAAGCTTGATACGCGCGTCACCAGTGCTGAGGGGAAAATTGAATCGCAGGGAACGGCGATCACCGGGATTAATGTAGCGCTGAACTCGCAGACGGCAGCCGGTGGCGACTACATTCTGAACCCGACATTTGACCCCGCATATCCGTCGATGGGCTTTACCCGTCGGGATACGGTAGACAGCAACGACGATGATGGTATCCCGTATGATGCTGACATCCCGGCAGGCGCTCCGCGTCGCTATGTAGCGCGACTGGCCTCACGCGATCACCAGCTCAATACGCCACCGTGGCCGGTAAAAGCAGGACAGGTATTCGAGATTTCGGTTTGGGTAGCGGCAAAGGCAGGTTCTAACGCCGCATTTAACATGTACATCGGCTCGGCTACGGGACCGAATACGGGTGCCGTGGCCTATGCTGCTTTACCGGGTAGCGTTGCGCCCACTCAGACCTGGACGGAGAAAAAATACCGCTGGACGGTCCCGGCTAACTTCCCGCGCGGATATATGCGCCCATTCCTGCAGGTGAACCAGAACGCGCCGTTTGGCTCCGTCTGGTATGCAACTGATTTCCACTGCCGGGAGATCACCGCTGCGCAGGGCGCACAGACTGCCGCCGACGCTGCCGCCGGTGCTGTCACCCAGCTGGATGCGAAAGTGACGCAGCAGGGCAACACTATCACCAGCCAGAGCCAGGCTATTACAGCCATTACAGGTCGAGTGTCGAACCTTGAATCCGGGCAGAGCGCGAACAGCAGCGCAATTCAGTCCCTGACGCAACGAACCACGGCAGCGGAAGGGAAAATTGAAACGAACAGCCAGGCGATCACCTCCGTCACCGGCGCGGTGAATGCGATGCTCAATCGCGGCGAGAACCTGGCAAACGATTTTAATTTTATGAGCGGATCGGCGCTGTGGGGTGTCCAGGGGAATACGCGTAACAAGGTGGAGTTTGGCGACTTTGGCGACGGTAAACCCGGCGTCCAGATGACGCAGCTCGACAGCACGTTGTATACCGGCCTCTTTGCTAACCAGAAAGCGCCGCTGCCACACAATACCCCACGCCGCTACCAGGTCATCGTTAAGGCGAAGGGCGTATCCGGCGCGATGAATTTCATGGTTCGCCGGTTTAACTACCTGGGGAATGTGGCCGGGACTTATGAAAACCGCCAGTTCTCCGCCACGGATACCTGGGCGACGTACGCCGCTGAGTTTAGCGCGCCATCGTCGGCGACAGTGGATGGTTCCGTTTTTGCGCTCTATTGCTACCCGAACGCGTCGGTCATTCAGATTGATTACATCGCCATCTATGACATCACCGATGCGGTGGCCATCGATGCGAATACATCTGCGGTCACGCAGCTGCAGCAGACGGTCACGCAGCAGGGCCAGGATATTGCTGCGAATGCCAGCGCCACGACCGCCGTTTCTGCAAGCCTGAATGCAGCAATGGCTGATGTGGATAACAAAATCACGGGCAACCTGATTTTAAACGGAGGTTTCGAGCGGGACTTTGACAACTGGACCGCGCCGTCGCCCGCGACGGTCATGTTAGCTACCAACCCGCACAGCGGTAAGAAGATCGTTAAATACGTGGCGTCAACGGGCCCAACACTGTTATCGAATAACTCTGTAATTACTGCCGTTAAAGGTCACACGTATAAATTTGGCGCGTGGCTTCGTGCCAAAGCTGGGTCAACTATGCAGCCGGGCACGCAGGCAAATAACAAAGTTAGATTTGCCTATCTCGATAGCTCAATTATTCAGGAGGCGCGCTTCGACCCGGCCACTATGCCGACGGGCTCAGTATGGCAGGAGTACAGTAATTCATGGACGGCCACTAAAGACGGCACCATGTCGGTTAGCATCAACGCGTTTTTGAATGCAGGCGAAATTTATATCGACGACGTATACGTTATCGATATTACTGACCGGGTCGATCTCGATGCCACGGCTGGCGCCGTGTCTAACCTGCAGTCGACCGTGACACAGCAGGGAAAAGATATTGCCTCTAATGCCAGCGCGATCACGTCGGTCAACGCCTCAATCGGTGCGCTGCAGAGCCAGGGATTAAACCCCTGGTGTGATGGTTCCTTTGAGTCATACACCGCAAACCAGCAGCTGGGCAGCAGCTCGCTAGCTCGCGTCTCGACCGATGTTTACCGCAATGGCCAGAAGTCGCTCAAAATCACGCGTAACAACGGTGAGAACGGCAACAGCGACAAGATGATCGGGAACTGGCTTGCTGTTCGTGGTGGCGGTAAGTATCGGTTTTCTCTCTGGGCTTACATGGCCAGTGATATGTCGACACCAAACGGATGGAACGTGTCTGTCGGCCTCTTTGCTCGCGGAGAGAATGGCGGCGCAAACCAGTGGCCGGAAGCCGTCCGCATCTCCGAGACAAACATTTCGCGCGGCAAATGGGTCCTCCTGACAGGAGTGGCGACCGTCGGTGCCGACCGGAGCATTGCGCAGATGTGGATTTCCACCAGGGGGGCGAACGGCGGAACCGGTTATTCGCTGTATCTGGACGATATCAGCATTGTCGATGTGACCGACGCACAGGAGGCGCAGGATACCGCCACTGGCGCCGCGAACGCCGTTACCCAGCTTACTGCGACCGTGACCCAGCAAGGGAAGGATATCACCGCGCAGGCAGGGCAAATCACCAGTCTCGGCTCACGTGTGGGTGATGCAGAATCGCGCATTACCCGGCAGGACGAAACCATCGCATCTAACGGCCTGGCAATGGCGACCGGCTTTAACCAGATGCGCAGCATGATTGGCGACAACAGCGCGGCAATCACCACGACAAACAAAACCGTTGCCGACCTGGAAAAATCAACCACGGAGCAAATCACCACACTGACCTCGCAGGTCGGGGATATGTCTGCGACCGTTCAGCAGACGGCATCCACCGTGGCGGATTTAAACGGCCAACTGGGAGCGCAGTGGGGCCTGAAGGTCAGCACGTCTTCAGGTGGTAATAACTACGTGGCGGGTCTTCAGCTGGGGATTAACGGCAGCGGCCAGTCACAGTTCCTGGTCCAGGCTGATACGTTTGGCGTTTATGTGCCTAACGGCGATCAAAAAAATATGGTCTTCGGTATCGACGGGAACGGCGCTTATTTTCAGCAGGCGATGGCCCGTAACCTGACGATTAACTTTGGTCAGATTTCTGACAGCCTGCAGTCAACAAACTATCAACCCGGCTCCACCGGCTGGCGTTTGCCAAAAAATGGGGCTTTCGAAATGAACAGCAATGTACCTGGTCAAGGGAGGATTCAACTGGATGAATCAGGGCTTAAAGTTTTTGATCAAAACGGTGTCCTGCGTTTTGTTGGTGGGCGGTATTAGCGTCCTGGTTAGTGGTTGTGCAGACCAGCGTTACAAGCCAACTGAATGCACGGTGACATACAAAATCAACACCTATCCGGTAAACGGGCAGTACCAGCTAAAAATCAATGCGGTCAGGTATGACCGTTTTGGTCGCATGCAGGTGCGTGTTGCACCTGGCCAGGCAGTTCGTCCCGTAGGGCACTGGCTGGCGACCGGATTTACTAATAAGGACTGTAAATAATGGGCTACGGCGCTCGAATGTACGACGCCAGTGGTAGGGATATAACCGGGGTATTCACCCCGGTTTTTTTTCTCGGTTCTTACACGCAGGCTTCGGGTTATGTCAATTATGGAAATCCACCACCGGGTAAAGCACTACGGTATTACGTGGTGGGTACAGCGGACTGGACAGGAACGCCAGGCAGTTCACCTTCAGTATCTATTTCTGGAGGGGCTGCGTCGTGGAACGGCGTGGACCCCAACATGTCACGAATTGTTTTTTTCTTCGGTCCCTAATTATGTATGGAATGCAAATTGTTGATGAAAACGGCGCTATGTGGATGAGCCCTGATTTTACGCCGATGAATCTTATTGACCGGGTCGTTATTCCTGGTAATAACGGATATGTTTTTCAATCGCGTATACCCGACAACATGCAATGCATGTTTTTCATTCGCTTTGACAATGACGCGGTATGTATCACGCGTGAATTTTCACAAAACGGGTTTAAATGCCTTGAGATAATCCGAACTACAGGAACAGGAAATATCACTGTCTACGCCTTTGGAAATATGGTTATAGATGTTCCCAGGTATGGCGGTTTTATTTTTGATGCGGCAGGCCGGATGGTTTATCACGCGGGGATGAAACCGTTAGAAGTACAAACCACAGCGATTAGTGGAAATATGAAACCGCGCGATATGGGGCAACCTATTGCGGTTTCGCCATGCGCCTCTTCGCTTATTTCTCAGCGAACCGGACAGCTGTGGACAATATTCAGAAGTTTCACAGGAGCCTATGGGAATTTCTTGTCTAATAACGCAATTCCTGTTGCTCAATCCGCTGGTCCTGCTGGTTTTGTTTACCAGACCACGGCGCTGTTCATTTTTTCCAGTAAATATGACTGAGGGGCACTATGGCTAACATTAGTGACGAATTGGCGGCCAGCATTCAGAAGTGCTTCGACCGCACTTATGTAGACCTTGCGAACCAACAACAATTTTTGTTCGGGGTTGGCAACGTGACGATCTCGAAGCCGGACGGTACAACGGGGACGGTGAAATCGTGGGCGCAGTTCATGAGCGAATACGCCACGCGACAGCAGAACATTGACACGGCGCTGAAGGACGTAGCGAAGACGACGGTGGCCAACACGTGGACACAGGCGCAGACGTGGAATGTAAGCAGCACCTTTAAAAACAACCTGACGGTCGACAAGAACCTAACGGTTAACGGAAATTTAAACGGCGTACAGATTGCCGGGTCTCATATCGAGCTAACCGCGCCAACGCCTTACATTGATTTTCACTATGGCAATAGTACAGCTGACTACACGCATCGCATCATCCCCGAAGACGGCGCGCTTGCCGTGTCACCTGGCTGGCGTGTATACGGTAATCAGCGGACGTTCGGGGCTAATACCCTTGAAGGCAATCTCTGGTGGGGATTCATTGCTACGCGATTCGATGAACCTGGCGCGCCAGCGAACGGCACGATCCTGACGTCGCCTAATGCTTGTTGGCGGTTCAAGGTGCGAGGCAAAGACAGCAAAGGCGCAGAAGCAGGGATGGCGACGGCGTGGTTTGAAGAACAGGTCGGCACTAACCACCGCCTTACGTTTAGCGTCCAGGGATTCAACGCTAACCAGCAATGGTGGAGCTTTTACAGCGACGGAAGGATCGCAGGTAGTCAGAACGGGAACGTGCAGTTCCAGGGAACGTCTGACGCTCGCATGAAGCACAACATCAAACCGACCGACGGCCAGCTATCTGTTGAGCGCATCAGGGCGCTTGAGTTGGTCACGTTCGTCTATAACGACGACGAGCAGGAAAGGACGCGCCGGGGGATTATCGCACAGCAGGCGCAGGAGGTTGACTCTCAGTACGTGAAGAACGTCGAAATGTCATACATGAAAGACGGCGTTCAGGTTAAATTCGATCGCCTGCAACTGGATAATAACGTGATCATGATGGACACACTGGCTGCGGTACAAGTATTGATTAAGCGAGTAGACGAACTGGAGGAGCGCTTATCAGAACAGGAGTAAAATAGCGCATCATACAATTCACCCAGTAACTTAATTTAAACCGCTTGACCCTTCGGTCATAGTGGGCTTAAGGCTTTATGAGGGCCTACTAAAATTTGACTTTGACATGTGTGTCGATCACGATTAACTTAAAAGTACTGTATATTTATCCAGTAAAAAAGAGGAAATTATGACTGATACCCTGACCGTTACAGCAACTATTCCCAATGGAAGTTCCTTTAATTTTCAGTTTGAAGGTATGGGAAATTATTATGCTGCTGGTTCAAGTACGTGGGATGATCCTGCAATGGCTGATGCGGCACATCTCTATAACGCGATTCAATCAATGGAGGATGGTAGCTTTACAAAAGCCTTATTTGCAGACTGGCTACAGTTTAATGCGAAAGGGCGGGAAAATATTCCAATGATTAACGCCCGTTTTGCAACAATGGAAACTATGAGGTTTAACGATCCGGGGAAGGCTTATTTCCAGTTTGCCCAATACAATGAATATGAGGGCCATACACCGGGTAATAATTTCACCTCAGGCGCCTTTGCACCATTTCTCGGTTTGTGGCACTACATCTCAGGGAATGGCGTTGAAACCTCGCTCGATATCACAACTATTGGATTGACTTTCAATCAGTCAAACCTCACCCCGGTAAATGATGCATTAAAATCACAACCACCAGGCAACTACCCGATTTCAAGCAACTTTGGAAAGAGTGTGGCTGAAGATAATTTATATGTTGCTGCTTTGCTTGGTCGTATTTCTATGAAGACCGAGGGTACTCTGTCAATTGGTGAGTCGGGTGAATGGTCTTACAATGGCGTTGTACGAGCTTATAACGATACATATGATGCAAACTTTGACCCTTCCCGAGGGGTTATTGCTCAGGCATCAACAACAGTTTTAAGCTGGTTTAACGGTAAACCATATCCAATTGCGCTGCCAGGCGAAATCCCTGTACAACTAAGTGGACATCGTTAATAACTAAGGCGCTTTTAAGCGCCTTACATTTTTTAGTTAATTATGGAGTATTCTACTGAATGATTTTTGCAATCAACGATACCAATTCTATCAATTGTTGATTGTGGTCCAGTTATCTTAAAATCGACAGAATAGGCGCCAGCGTCGGTTCTTACATTTCCAAAGCTTAAGGCTGGAGTCGGTGTGCCTAATTTTGAAACCTCTTCACTCCACCTCGGCAACCTGTTTTCAAGATAATCTTTCTTAATAATATCAATTGCTTGGTTATCATATCCTGTTTGGCAGTCGGCTTGGGAACCTTCATTCAATGCAGGATTAAATAAAAGATATGTAACGAGGACAACAATAACGGCAATGATGACCATAGAAATTGTGCTTTTTTTCATGACACTTCCTTTTGATATAGCATGCTGACTATCTGAATGGTAACACAGAAAAAAAAGTGTATCCGAGCGCGCGATAATTTTAAGAGTAAGTCCGAGGTGCTATCCTGGCTGACACGAAGCCTAAGAGGTGAGGAAGGATTAAAAGTGTTGGTATATTATCTGCAGAGAAGTGGATAACTTACTGAAAAATATGGGTGTGATAATGTCTAAATATACCAGTGATTTACACTAATTTATTGATTTTAAAACACATTTCTCCGGTCTTGAAAACCGGCGACCCGAAAGGGTTCTAGAGTTCGAATCTCTACGCTTCCGCCAAATATGAAAAGGGGTTACCGAAAGGTAACCCCTTTTTGCTTTGGGTTCCTCCGGCACATCCCTGCTTCAACCTCTCTCGTCATTAATGAGTCTCCTCCTCCCAGTAGGGCGGCATCCCAATCTTTTCAACCATAAAGTCGATAAAGGCTCGGACTTTATGCGGCACTCTCCTGTTTTGCGGGTACAGCATCCAGATGGCGGTTTCGCCAGGGAACATACTAAATTCCCACTCCGGGAATACCCGTTGAATGAGCCCTTGTTCTTCTGCCTGCTGCGATAGCCAGTTCGGTAAAATCGCAATCCCGGTGTGATTGACGCAGGCATAAAGCATGGCGGCGCTATCGCTAACGCTCAGTCGGTAGTTAATCGAGATGCGCTGCCATTCATCTTCTGAACCCATCTTACGGGTATACCAACCGGCGCCATGCAGGCGAGAAAACATCACGATATTGATCTGCTGCTGGTCGGCGCCCGGCGTGGCAGAAGGGCGGTTTTCCGCAATCCACTGCGGGCTGGCCCAGGCTGAACGCGTCTGAGAAGCCAGTTTACGGGCATGAATCGAGGAGTCAGGCAAAATGCCGATGCGAATACTCAGGTCGATGCGCGCTTCAATCAGATCCTGCACTTCATCGTTAAAACTAATATCCAGCGAAATGTTGGGGTGCAGGCGAAGAAATTCATCAACAAAAGGCATCACGTGCAGACGGCCGAAGGTACTGGGTACGCTTAACCGCAGCAGGCCGGAAGGCTGTTTATCCAGTGCGGAAGTTAACTGACGGGTTTCCTCCCATTGTAATAACAGTTGTTGGGCGTGCGAGTAAAAAAATGCCCCGGTTTCGGTTAATGCTAATCCACGGGTTGAGCGGTTAAACAACGTCACCTGTAAATACTCTTCCAGCTCGGAAATATGGCGAGAGACGGTGGATACTTCAATATTTAAGGCTTTGGCGGCGGCGCTGAAACTTTTATAGTCAGCGGCGCTAACGAATGTTCTGATTGCGGATAAATGGTTCAT